CCCCTTGATTGCCGCAGCCCTGTTGGCCGGCTGCTCCACCACTCCGCACGCCTGTCATCTGCTGGAGTTCAACCACACGCCGTCGCCGGCCACGCAGGCCGCTCTGGCCGCCACCACGGCGGAAAATTCCACCAACGCCATCCGGCAGTGGTTCGCCGCCGGCAATGACGGCTTTGTAATCAACACCACCAACCTGGTGGCCGCTACCAACGCAATTCGAGCCGCTCTTTCTGATGGTGGAACCGAACTGCCCTAGTTTTCTGTTAAACCAACACAACAAACCAAAAATGAAAAAGACACAAACACCAGTCCACTACCGTCAAGGCGACGTGCTCATTGAGCAGATCGCCAAAGTTCCGACCACTGCGGTCAAGCAGAAGAAATCCGCGAGCATCGTTCTGGCGCACGGCACGGCCACCGGCCATCACCACACGCTTGAAGCGGCCAAGCCCGCGCAATGGTTCAAGCAGGGTGAAATTCCGGCCACCACCAAAAAGGCCAGCACGTTGGCCGGCGAAGTTTATGTGTCGCTGCCGAGCGGCGGCAAGGTGACGCACGACGAACACGCGACTATCAAACTGCCGAAGGGCATTTATCGGGTTACGCGCCAGCTTGAGTATTCACCCACGGCCATCCGCAACGTCAACGACTAAGGGTATGATTACAGAACTCACGCCAGCCCAAGTCAAACAACTGCCGATTGTCCGCGATGAATGGTTGAAGATCGGATTATCAACCGAGCCAGTGGATAGGACAAAGGTGCGCGCAATTCTTGGCAGTCTTTACGCGGTGGCCAAGAAACCCGCGCCGAAGTATGTAATTCACCTTACTAGTCCGTTGCATGTGGCGATTGCCATTGCACAGATGCGGCTGGGAGACGCCCAAGTCAGCGCCCAAGTCAGCGCCCAAGTCCGCGACCAAGTCAGCGACCAAGTCCGCGACCAAGTCAGCGACCAAGTCCGCGACCAAGTCAGCGACCAAGTCCGCGCCCAAGTCCGCAACCAAGTCAGCGACCAAGTCCGCGCCCAAGTCCGCAACCAAGTCAGCGACCAAGTCAGCGACCAAGTCAGCGACCAAGTCAGCGACCAAGTCAGCGACCAAGTCAGCGACCAAGTCAGCGACGTTATTCGCTACGGATTTTGGTATGACTTTGGCCAGTTCGATTCATGGTGGTTGTCCTGGTATTACTTCATGGGCAAATGCGGCGTGGATGCTTCCAAACTCCAACCGTCATTTGACATGGCCAAGAACGCTGGATGGACGATTCTTTTTTGGGATTGGGCATTTGTGTCTGAAAAGCCGCAGTGCATTCACCGCGACGAACAGGGCCGGTTGCATTGTGAATCCGGCCCGTCCATTCACTACGAAGGCTTTGACGTGTTCGCCATTCACGGTGTTCGCGTGCCCGAAAAGGTGATTGTCGCACCGCAGACGCTGACGACTGCCGAGATTGACGCCGAGCAAAACGCGGAAGTTCGCCGGGTGATGATCGAACGCTACGGGCAGGATCACTACTTGATGGAATCCAAGGCGGCGAAAATCCATGAGGACGAGTTCGGCACACTTTACCGCAAGGAAATCGTCGGCGACGAACCTCTCGTCATGGTCAAGGTCATTAATTCCACGCCGGAAAAGGACGGCTCATTCAAAGAATACTTCTTGCGCGTTCCACCCACCATGCAGCGTGCCCGGCAGGCCGTGGCGTGGACGTTCGGCAAGGATGAAGCGGATTATCAGCCGGCGGCGCAATCCTGATTTATGCACGCCCGCCCGATCCTATTCACCGGCGAGATGGTGCGCGCCATCCTTGCCGGCCGCAAGACGCAGACGCGGCGCACCATCACACCGCAGCCATCATCTGTTGAATACTGGGCAAAAGGCAAGCCAAGTGATCGGTTTAATGGCATGGCCGTGCTGCGCGATGCGGATGGCAGAGGCTGGTCCAGTTGTGGCGCGTTTCGCTGCAAATTTATCGCCGATGGAATGTGCGCCTTGCTCGGTGGAAAATTGGGGAACTCGAACCTTGAAGACAGGACCGAACGCAAATCGCTGCTCTGGGTGCGTGAGACATTCTGCAAGCCTGATAAACAGAATCCTCGTTATGCTGGAATGGTTGGAGATTATGTTTATCGGGCGGACTACGAATATCGGGAGCCTGCCAGAAGCGTATTGGTAGATTGCAAATGGAAGCCATCCATCTTCATGCCGCGCGCGGCTAGCCGCATCACACTGGAAATCGTCGCGGTGCGCGTGGAACGGTTGCAGGACATTAGTGAAAAGGATGCGAAGGCGGAAGGCGTCCAAGCCAGAGGCTTCAAGATTGAAATCTCGCCAAAAGACCTTTTGGAAATCTACATCAACCAAGGCCTCAAGTGTGCGCTCACCGGCTTGCCGATAGACTTCAAGGCGAAGAAGTGGTTTCACGGAACGGCATCAATAGACCGCATTGATAGCAAGAAAGGTTATATCGCTGGCAATGTTCAATGGGTTCACACTGACATCAACAAAATGAAACTGGATTTTCAGCAAGATTATTTCATCCAAATGTGCCGCCGTGTGGCGAACATTGGCGGTATCTGGCTGGACGAAAACAAAGGAAAGGTATGAGTTACCACAGGAGACGGACCTTCTCTTTGAGCCTTGGCGATTGGCTGGATGACGAAGTGCCGATTGAATGGCTGGCAGAAATGTTGGACACCATCCGGCAATGCGCCGATGTGACGTGGATTCTCTGCACCAAGCGGCCGGAGAATTTTAAGGAGCGCCTGACGCGGGTGATGATGTGGTTTGAGAATACGCCCTGCACCAAACAAGGCACTGCTACATGGAACTGGGTTTTGAACTGGGTCACCGACATCACCGGGGTTTGCGCTCCAAAAAACATCATCCTGCTCACCAGCGTCGAGAATCAGGAGCAGGCCGACAAGCGCATCCCTGAACTACTCAAGATACCCGCCGTGTGCCGAGGCTTGAGCCTTGAGCCGCTGCTTGGGCCGGTGGATTTGGTTTCCAAAAAAGGAACAGCGGCTAACCGCTCAAGCTGGATAGCAAAACAATCGAACGAACCAAATATCCATTGGCTCATCATCGGCGGCGAGTCAGGCCCAAATGCCCGCGAAATGGGACTTGGTTGGATTCATTCATTGGTCGCACAAGCTGATGCGGCTGGTGTTCCAGTGTTCGTCAAACAGGACAGCGGCAAAAAGTCTGGATTGCAAGGTTGCATACCTGATGAAATTTGGAACAGAAAGGAGTTTCCAAAACTATGAACCCGCAACCGACACTTTGGGAAGGGGAGAGGAAAACGCTGGCCGACTCGCTGGACATGACAGCGCAGAGTCTCAACGCTTACGGCGCGGATTACGACCATTGGGCAATCGCATTCAGCGGCGGCAAAGACTCATCTGCGACCGTCGCCGCCGTGGTCTATCTCATCGAGCAAGGCAAAGTAAAAGCGCCGAAATCTCTAACGGTCATCATGTCTGATACTCGCATGGAATTGCCGCCGCTGTTCTCAACAGCCATGAAGATCATGGGCGAACTCAAGGCGCGCGGCGTCAAAACTCAAGTGGTCATGCCGAAAATGGATGACCGCTTTTTCGTCTATATGTTCGGGCGCGGTGTTCCGCCGCCGTCGAACACTTTCCGTTGGTGCACCGCGCAACTCAAGATCGAGCCAATGGTGGATGCGTTCAAGGCGCTGCGGGATGAATACGGCCAAAAATTCTTGATGCTTACAGGCGTCCGCATTGGCGAAAGCGCAGCGCGTGACGCTCGCATCGCTGTTTCCTGTGGCAAGAATAATTCCGAGTGCGGGCAAGGCTGGTTTCAGGAAGCCACACCGGAAGCCGTCGCCGACACGCTCGCGCCGTTGCTGCATTGGCGTCTTTGCCATGTCTGGGACTGGCTGACCGGGCAGCATGAACTTGAACCACACGGATTTTCAACTTCACTTATTGCCGCTGTTTATGGGCAGGATGAAAACCTAGAGACACACGCCCGCACCGGCTGCGTTGGATGCAACCTAGCAAGCCGCGACTTCGCGCTTGAATCCATCATCCAGCGGCCACAGTGGAAGCATTATCACCCGCTGATGGAACTGCGGCTACTGTATGCCGAGCTAAAGCGTCCGCATTGCCGCCTACGCAAGGACGGCAGCGAAACCCGCCAAGATGGCTCGCTCGTCGCCAATCCGTGCCGCATGGGGCCGCTGACGTTCGACGCTCGCAGGTTCGGTCTGGCTCGCATCAAAGACATTCAGACCCGCGCTGGTGTTGACCTGATTAACGCCGACGAGGAAGCGCGCATCTTGGAATTGATCGAGTCGCAGACTTGGCCGCGTGGCTGGGATGGCAGCGAACCGATGGCGTCGGACATCTTCGACAACGTGAACCCCGACGGCAGCGTCCAACCCATCATGCGCGAGTTGATGACATGAATTTGACTTTTGATTTTACCGGGTTAAAACCAAAATATCCCACCGCGCATAAATCGTCGGTGGATGGTCGTTCAATTTGCTGTGCTGTATGCAAACTGTTTTTTAACAGTTATGGTATTCCACAGCGCGTTTGGAACCGAATGAGTGAATGTCAGCGCGCGGATTATTCGAAAAATGAAACGCGAAACCACGTTTAGCCATTGCCGCAAATATCGCTACACCCTATGGCGCGAATTTGAATGCGATGATATTTTTCAGCCGGCACAGTTTTTTAATAGCTTTGCACAATTTATTTGTCTGAATCCTTCGACTGCTGACGAAAACAATGATGATCCAACCGTGAGGCGATGCATTCAATTTTCAAAAGATTGGGGATATGGCGCTTTCTGCATGACAAACATTTTTGGATTTCGAGCGACTGATCCCAACGTGATGAAGGCGCAGGATGACCCTATCGGCTGCGACAACACCAACCAGATTCGGGAAATTGCTGAACATGCTGGAATTATAATTGCCGCCTGGGGACGACATGGATTTCATCTTTATCGCCAAGCTCAAGTTTTAGACGCACTTCAGCCATGGAAAGAAAAGGTCCATTGTCTTGGGTTGGATGGAATGGAAACAGGATTGCACCCGCCATTCGGCTAGCAGTTATTGGCTGGCGAAGACTGGCGAAGCGGCGAAGATTGCAACTGCCCTGGCGCATTCTGAATCGGTCATGCGTAAAAATTATATGGCGCTCGTTACCCAGGCAGACGCAGAAAAGTTCTGGCTTTTGAAACCAAGCCTCATTTGACGATTTCCGCTTTCACTTCGCAAAGGCCGAGGGGCAACCCATTGAGTTTTGAAAATGCGGCCGGCGACAGATCAATGCGGCCGGCGAATCTCCGAGCAGGCCGGTCCGTGACGCGAACAATAACCCAGCATCCATTGTGGGAATCAGTTATTCGCAACAATGTTCCCAACGGCCATTGCCACGTTGCACAGGTCATCGCAGACGGATCGAAATGGGATCCGGAAGACGCCAACCTTCCTTCGTCGTCGAAACGCTCCCATGAAGCAATATCGCCGCACGCGCGCCAAAGCACGAATAACGCGGCAATGATCAAAATTGCGAGTTGTCGCCTCATGTTTATTGGGCCGATGCTGATTGTGCGGCAGAAGTCATTACTGCCAAAGAATTGGCATTGGCATCATCAATTTCGAAGGCAGGTATCACAGGATTGATTCGGGTATGAGCGGCGCCCATTTCTTCAGCGGCAAGCCAAACCATTGAGTTTTCTGGGCCGCTATAGGCAATGTCGAACGTGACGGCCGCAACGGTGGCAATTGGTGGGTTGGTGAGGTCGGTTTTTGCCCAAGCCCACGGCGTATTTCCATTGCCGAGCGATAGCATTGTGTGGCTTTCATCGGGAGCCAGACGCCGCGCCTCTGATAATGCCAGCATGTCCGGCGCATTGAATCCGGTAGATCCACCATCCCAAAAGACATTATTTCCGATTTTGTGTGCTGGAAAATAGCTTTGTGCCGCACTGGATGCCATCATCACATCCACCATCAGCATTCCGCTATCAGGACCAATCACAATCTCGTCGCCGTCGAAACGACTTTCTCCATAACTCTGAAAATAGGTTCTTCGGCCAGTTGTCATTTCATCGGCTGTGGCTATGAACTTGGTTTTGCAATCTGCCAGGGTTGCATTTCCAACCACCGACAGCAGCGCGTTACGCAGATTGTCCGATGAATACTTTGCGGACGCAAAAATCCGGTTAATTGGAATCCACCATGCGCCTGAAAAAATGGTCGGGGCTGACTTGGTGAAGAATGACGAAACATCCTTGATCCCGAGCGCGTAGCATCCCCCGACAATGCTGCCAACAGAAGTCCCGGCAATCAGGTCAAAATCCGGATGTCCTTTGGCGTTTAGAATCGCGCAATGCATAATCCCGCGAGTTCCACCGCCTTGGAGAGCCAGAATTTTCATTTAGCAGACTTCTTGGCTGTTCGCCAGTTTCTTGCAGTTGCCCACGATGGCCACGTCGCCATCGGCGAGCTTGATGTCTGCGCCGTCGCCGGGCGGCAGGAAGGCGACGATGCGCGAGATGTGCGTGTCACCGTCTGCCGAGCAGTAAAGCACCGTGTCGCCGATTTGCGCGACAGTCGAGCCGTTGGAATAGAATTTTTCACCCATAAAGTTATTGGGTTGCTTTTAATCCAGATGCTGTTCCGGCCAATATTGCTTCCAATGCAGCGGTCAATTGCGCATTTTGGTTCAGCGCGCCTTTGACCGTTCCCTGTCCGGCATACTGACTAAATTTCGTTGTAATGGCATCCACCAGCACGGCGTAAAGAGCCTTGTCGCCTTGCACGTTTGCGGCCACCAGCGCATCCTTCACAGCGGCAGGATCCACAGTTCCGGTGGAAATGAGTTGACCAAGCACGGTGTCCACCAGCGCAATGTCAGTCTTGGCCGCAGGGTTCTGGGTGACATATTGCTCGGTGGCGACTTCCGCAGCCAATCGCAGGTTGCTTGGGTCGGTGATGGTTTGAACGATGACGTTGCCGTTGCTCGGCGCGGTTGAGCATCCGGTGAAAGCCAGTGCCGCAACGGCGGCAAGGCAGAGAGTCCATTTGTTGAATTTCATATTTGCGTTTTTTTTGGTTGATGATTAAAAGCTGATTGTGGCTTGCACCGCTCCGAGCAACCCAGCTTTGTCAGTTGCACAGAATTTGTCTCCGGCCTCCGTCTCGATCCCCATATTTTTGGTAAGCCGAAATTCCAATGTGGCGTCAACGACGGTGTAATTGGAGCCATCGGTAAAATCTTTTCCCGCGCCCAATCTGCCACCAATAGCAAAACGCCAGAAAGGCCAGCGCACGTTGTAATCAACCTGGCTGTAATCAAACAAAAGCGCGTTGAGATGTGAAAAGCTGGTCACGCCGGCGCGGATGCCGCCGCCGTAGTGGATGGATTGCCAATATGTCCCGCCTAGTTCCGTTCCCGTGGACATGCGCGTAACAGGATGCGCGAATGAAAATGCCGGACCTGCCATAATTTCAATCTCGCTGGCAGCATAAAAATTCGTGCAAGATTGAGCTTTAGCACCGATGCAAATTACAAAAAACGCGATGAGTGTATAAAATATTTTCATAAAGTTAGGCTTTTCGACCTGCGCCTCACGCTCAACTCCTGATTCAATTCCATGAAATGGGTTGAGCCAGCCGGGTGAATTGGCAGTGTCTAACGCAGGACGAAAATTTTTCATGCTTTTGGTAAATTGCTTGGCGGCATTTCTGCCAAAATGCCTTTTATGTCATCCGCCGATAGCGAACCATTTTTTTGAATCGTCGTCATGGAGTTGTCCAGAAACGCAATAATTGTAGTGGCAATCGCCAAGACAATATTGGCGTGCATCTTTTGAATTTGCAGCGGTGTCATGGCGGAAACATCGTCAAAACCTTCAACGGATGCCATCCAGGCGTTGTGTGCCACGACGTAGAGGTAAATGGTCAGCCGCACGGTGGCTATCCGCCAATAAAGCGGCAGCGATTCAAAGAAGTTTTTAAGCGGGACTGGCATATTAATGAGAATGAATAAAGTAATGAATGGTTTCGACGGCGGCCGCAGTCAACGTGGCCGTGCCTACGATGATTGTTCCAAGCGTCGTAACTGCTTTAGCCATGCCCATGCCATTGTTTTTAACGTCTTCCAGCGCCCGCACCCTAGGCTCTAATGTGCCGCACGATCCCGGTGATGAGCATGGAGGATTTGCGTTAATATAAGCCTCTATTCTTGCAAACCGTTGAAGCAGTTCCTTGGTATCGCTATGGATTTCTACCAAAGCAGGTTCGGCAACGCCGCGCCACGCTTTTAAGTTTGCCACCTCTTGCTGCATATCTTGCATAGATTTATTTCTGATTTACACCTAGCCCCGTCGGTGCAGGAAATTGAATTATTGGCATCATAAATTGGTTTGTATCAAACAAAATTGGGGTCGCCATGCTCGAGGCTTCTGCCCCATTCCCCCAAGTTGAGCAGATCGTCAACCAACTCCCATTAGGCACCTGCTGGATTGGGATGTTTGTTGTCCCGGTATTGCACGAACCAAACCAGTGATTTGTGGCTGTGTTGTTTGTTGGACACCAATAAGCAGCATAGCCATTAACTCCATTCGTCGCATCAGACTGCGATGGAACGAATCCAAGCGAAAAGCTTTGCCCCATTGTTTGAGCAGCGATTAGGATAAATAACAAAATGAATTTCATTGAATTTGAAGTAGCGCATTGGTTTTCCAAGGCGTAACCGTGAAAAGCCAATTATTCGAGCAAACAATTTTAACGACCCCAGGAACAGGTATAAAGTTGCTAGCGTTGTAGTTTGTCGCCAGTAAAGTTGTGGTGTTAGTTAATCCGCCACCATTTCCAAAGAATTGTTCACCGGCAGGTAATTGAAAGCCGTTTGTGGTTAAGGTTGCCACCAGATTGGTGGGAGTGGCCGCTGTGGCAATGAACCATTGCTCGCCGCTGTTGGTGTTGAAAATGTAGTTGCGCACCCAGCCTGGCGAGCTACCGATCGGCGTGTAAATGTAGCCCACGTCATTCGCATAACCGCCGGCATTGAAGTTGGTGTAGTTGGCCGAATTGTAATAAAATCCGAAATAATTCTGCACATCCGACGTGCTACCGGGCTGATTCAAATACCAACCCGTCTCGGACGCGCCGTTGGTGTTCAGGTTTTGAATGACCACCTGGACATAGGTGTTGGTATTCCCAAGAACCGTGAGCGCATTCTGAAAATTGTTGCTGATGGTGTTGAGAGCAATATTAGTCAGTCCGGCTCCGTTGCCGATGATTATACTGCCAGTGGCAATGACGAGATTTGAATTTATGGTGACGTTGTTCGTCGTAATATTGATTGATCCGAGCGGAGAATAGCCAAGATTGACGATATCTTGATTCTGGTCAGCTTGGAAAATGGAATTACCGCGCACGTCATTAACCAGCGTCAAACCCGTCCCGCTGAACTCAAGCGACGGTGGCTGTGCATTAATTCCAAGGATTGCGCCAAAATAGCCCGACACCGTGGAGTGATGGACATACATGACGTTTGTGTCTGCCAGAAAGAAATTAGCCTCTGGAAAAATTACGGGTGTGCTATTGGACTGAACCAACCCCAGTGTTGTCGAGTTGGTGAAATAAACATTCGCCGAATAAAGCGCGGTTTGCGAATACCCTAAATAATCCTGCTCTGCCAGTTGCGTGTAATTCGTCCCAGCGTGCGTCAGCCAGTAGTTACCGCCAATCCAGTTTGTAAATTTGATGTTTTCACCAACAAAAAAACCTGCCCCGGCATCATAGACCTGAACCCCAATTTGGTTTGTTATCGTGTAATAAATGTTTGTGACATAAGAGTCTTGGATCGGACCTGTTGTGGCCGTTATAAAAGAATATGGCGAAGAGACACTTGTTATTAAATTATTGTAGTAAAAAACCCCATTTAAGCCCGTTCCGGCCCAATTCATTGCGGTGATGCCATTCACCGTATCAGGCAAAGTGCCTGAAGGAATAAAGTAATTGGTTGTGCTGACGCTGTATGGCGTTGCCACAGTTACGGCAAAATTAATTCCAAGATGCTGATTGGTAAAAATCACCACGCCATTCGTCAATGCTGGATAATTTGCAACATTAAATGTTTTCGAATCACCTGGATACCAAACCCCTCCAACGACCACGGATCCTGCCGCCGGCGCCACACTTACCGAGCGCACTAACGCCGGAAAACCTCCGGACAACGATCCGAAATAAAATGCCACATTGTTGCTTTGTGCGGATGAAATGACCGCGCCGGCCAAGAAGATGGCAAACGCGGAAGTGAATAAGAAGCACGCCTTAAATCGGCGTGATAATGGAAAGCGTCTGGCAGTCATGCTATTAAACTTAAAAAGTCAATCCGTCACGGCCCCATCTGTTTCGTGTAAGTCGTAGTCCCGTTCGTCGAGCCGGTCAGGTAGAAAAATCCATTGCTGCACCACATGCGGCCCCCCTTCTGATTTCCGAGGTCGGAGATTGTCGGCGTGTTGGTCTGCACCCAAAGGCTGAAAGCGTTGCCGATGGTCAATGGCGCGTAAAGGTTGGCCGTCGGGATGGCGGCTGTGCGCGGCCAAAAGAACATCTCCGGTTGCGTCGGGTAAATCGGAATGGTGAACGTGACTACACCGGCATTGGTTGAAATCGTGTAATTCGTGTAGGTCGTCCAGCCGTTCAACAACGACAGGTTTGTGCTGGATGAAATCACAAACGCTGACGGCAAATTTGTCTGCGGAATGGCCAAGAGCAAATTCGTCCCGGTGCCGTCAAGGCTCAACGAGTTGTAGAGCGTCACCGTCGGAAAGCCGATGTCGAAAGCCGTCCCGCCGAAGTGGCTGACGATCTGGTGAAAATAACCGTTTGTGTCCGTGTTGTTTTGCCATTGGCCGGCAACCATGTTCTGCTCGGTCATGTCAACATAGTTTTTCGTCGCGGCATCCTGTGGCACAATCGGGTCACTGAACTGCGTGAACTGCCCATAGAATCCGTTTGTGCGGTTAATATATTCAGGGTGATCGACCGTCTGAATCACGACCGAGCCAAGCCCGCCGCCAGCGCCGACGACGGCCAGCGAATAAGTGTTTGTGACATTGACGTAATTCGTCAGCACGAACCACCCGGACGTTCCGTTTGTCGAAGCCCACACCTGCTCAAACACGTTTGTTGGAAAAGCCACGCCGCCGCCCCCAGCTTGGCCCGGCGAGAAGCTTAATTTCGTCCAACCGTTCGTGAACCGGCCCACATAATTCGACGTGCCGAACGCCCAATAGTTTGACGAGAAGATTGTGAACTGCTGACTCGACAAAACGCTGTTGGATAGCGTCAGCACGGAATTGGTTGACCCCCCGCCGCTGGATTGCGCCAGATTTGGTGACAGTGGATTCAACATCACCGCCCCGTTGGTATAAATGAAATCCACGGGCGAGAACCACATGTCAATCGGATGGCCGTTTGCGTTCAGCACGCCGGGCGGCGTCACCGTCAGCACGGCGGACGGATAGTTCGTCGTGACGTTGAACGATTGCGAGTGCGCCAGCGCCAGCCAGCCGCACACAATGAGGATGAGGATGTTTTTCATAATAGTGTCAGTAAAAGGTGACGGAGCCGTAAAACGAGCGGGTCTTGCACGTTTCGCATTCGCCCTGAATCTCGGTCGAAATCCATTGCGTTGTGTCAGACCAGCCAAATGAAGTGATACAGCGGTTGTTGATGATTTCCGACACGCTGCCATCGGTGTGAATTTCCAGACGATTCGGCGGCAACGCGGGCTTTTGGCCGATGGTTGGCGGGATGGTTGGCGGCGGCACAGTGATTTGAATTGGATTGTCATTGAACATCCGCCGCGCTTGATCCACGGCCTGCCACATGCCGTAACCGTTGGCCAAAGTTTTGCAGACACCATTCAGCGTGAAGGAAATGTAGGGAGGACAATTCGCGGGCGGCGGCACAGGCGGCGGCGGCGAGTTTGTGCCAGGCGTCGGCGTGTAAGGCGGCGGATTCGTTGCCGGAGCCTCGATGACGTAGGTGAACTGGTAGGAGCCGGGCGGCGTCCCGTAAATGGCCCCGTTCGGCCCGATATACCACCAACTCGTGTTGGTCGTGGTGAACATCACTTGCGAGTAAGGATTTCCAATTAAACCGTAGCCAATCCAGTTAGCATTGTTGGAAATTGCAAACCAAGTGTTAGATGGCGGAATCATCGTAACATTGGTTACATAGGGTGAAGCTCCAACACTGCCCGTCAATGTGATGGTTTCATTCGTCAATGGTAGAATGGTGACATTGTTGGTCAGTGCGTAATAAAACCACCACGCATTCGAGTTGTAGAGTGCCCAGCAAGTGATGTAGGAATACTGGTTCGTCAACGTGCTGTTGGTGTAAATCAGATAGGCCGTGTCAATCGGCAGAAAAACCGATGAGCGATTGCCGGTCGGATTGGTGACGATGATGGACGAAACCTGCCAGTTGTAATTCGTGGACATGGCCGCGAGCTTCAACACTTCCCCGCACGCGTTGGTGAATGAACCCAGCCCCCATTGCGGCGACGGATAAAATGGCCCGCTGTTGTTCGGACACGTCGGCCCACCCATGACGAAGCCGCAAGCGTTGGTGTAAATGAGCGAAAGAAAGTTTGTGCCATACTGGTTGACGACAGGCGGAATGTTCGTGTCGAGGATGTAAGGGCCGGCAATGTTTGTGCAGCCCGGCAGATAAATCGCGTTGCTGTAATTGATGAAGCCGCACGCATTCGTGTAGGCATTCGCGGCAATGTTCGTGTTCAAATAATACGGCGGTGCCATGTTGGTGCAGCCGGGATTGAACACCTTGTTGGACACGCTCACGAAACCACACGCATTCGTGTAGAGGTTGTTCGTCCAAAGCAGATACGGCGGCAGACCGTTCGTGCAAGCCGGATTCGTGCTGGTGAGGATGAAGCCGCACGCATTGGTGAACAACCCCGTGCCAAGATTCGTCGCCGCGAAATACGGTGGCCCGGCGTTCGTGCAAATCGTCGGGTAAGGATTCGTGAACGTCGTCACCGTCATGTTGCTCGACAGAACGAATCCGCAAGCGTTCGTGTAGAGATTATTCGTCCAGAACCAAAACGGCCCGGCAGAGTTCGTGCAAGTTACCGGGAAAAAATTCGTGTAGCCCGCAATGCCGTTGGTCAACATCGCCATGCCGTTCGCGTTGGTCACAACACCCGCGCCGATGCCGGGCGCGGCGAAATACGGCCCCGCCGTGTTCGTGCTCGATGCCGGATTCAGAATCAGCGCGGACTGCCCGCAATCGTTCGTGAAATGAAAACCGTCCACCGAATACCAGCCATCCGGGCAGTTGGTCGGCGCGGGAAAGCTGATGCCGCCAAGACTGGTGATCGGATAAAACGGATTCGTGCTGGTGAGCGTGAACGTGTTGGAGATCGTCAAGTTGCTGCCGACGCCGTTCGTGATGGTCAGATAATTCGTGCCCGCACTTCCACCCGGCCCGCCCACCGTCGCGGCGATGTTTGTCATCAGCGTCAGCAACGTCGAGTTCGTCGGTGCGTTGGCGCTGACGATTGAGCCGATGGCCGCAGAACCAGCCGAGGAAAATGTGTTCGCTGCCGACAGCCCAATGACGACGCCATTGAGCCAGAAGTTTGTCAGGCCGGACGGCGGCGGGTTGGTGGCAATCCAGTTGTTGAGCCAAGCCCAGTTGCCATTAATGTCCAACTGCGTTTGGTGCAACGATTCGCCCACCGTAACCGAATTGGTCTTGGTGTTCGTCGCCGCGCCGTTGGTGACTACGCCGGGAATGGTGATGCTCGACGTGGTGACATTCGTTGTGGTGTAGATCGTCGTCGTGTCGAGGTTGGTGAGTTGGGCGCGAGCCGTCATCACCAGCATCAAGAGTGTCAGGATGGATTTTGTTTTCATAATTTTAGGAGCCGTCGGGAACGCCGAGCAGCAAGAGCGAGTTTTCCAGATCGTTGAAGATTTCAACGGACATCGGGAATTGAGTTTTGGAAACCACCATTTGCCCCGGATACGACAGGCTGTTGAATGGATAGTTGGCCAGATGGCGGCTGAAAAAGTTGACGAACGCGCCGCAGTATTCAAACGCCGTCGGACTGTAACCGCCGTTGCCGAAGCCGTATTGTTGCGCGTGGAAAAGCGGTTGCCAGTTCGCCAGCACTTCCAGAATGATTTGCGTGTTTGCCTGATAAACGATTTCCGTCCCGGCCAACACCGGCCAGAACACCGAGACGTTTCCCGTGTCACGGCCCGCTGCCGGAATGGTAATGGTGAACGGACTCACGCCATCGGCCTTGAAGAATGGTTCAAACACCAGCGAGCCGTCCCACGCCAGCCGGTTCTGCCCCACGGTGACGACGATGGCCGCGCCGCTGGTTGGCGTTACCATGATTCCGTCCGTGTTCGCCACGGGCAGACGCCGGGCGCACAGATTGAAAATGCAGTAGCCGTTTTGCGGGATTGGCTTCTGCCCCCCGGTTAGTGCCGTGTAGCCGATGTCCACCCGCGCATTCCCCGTCAGGCAATTACTGAAAGGCTCATTCGCCAGCGGGAAGTATTGCCGCGCCGGAGCCGCCGAAAAATCCATCTCGACGACGATGGCAAACGACACCGCCACGCCGTTCGTGTTCTGGATCGTGAATCGGAAATCACCAAGCCCATTGATGATGTTTTGCAGATAGTTCGCGCCGCCCGCGTTCGGAATGACCACGGAGTTACCCGCCGCAATCACGAAATCGTAAGTCGCCGGGTTCGCCGGATTCGGCCACCCAGCTTTCGTGCTGACAAAGATTTTCAGATTGGATGCCAGCGCGGTGCCCGCGCTTAACTGGCCATTAACCCAGCCGAGTCCTGGCGTTCCGGGTTGAACCAACGTCAGCTTGATCCCCACGCAAGTAGATGCGGCCACAAAACCGAAGTCCGAAAACGAATAGTTGTTGGATGCCCCGGCCAAAAGCGTCTGGCTGGCACTGGTGTTGAGGCGCGACTGATAGTTTGAACCGAGATTGAACGGGACAAAATCCGTATCCCGCAACACCGCCCACGTCGCCGCCTGTGTCTGGCACGACTGATTGATGATGTTGAAATAATGCTCGCCCGAATCGTAAGCCACGCCGCCGATGGTGAGGTAGTATTCGCCACGGTCGAACAGCGTCATTTGCCGCATCGAGCTTGCTTGAATCGGAAAGAACGCCGGAACTGGATTGTCGAGATAGTCCGGCAACAGATTGAACAGACCCGGCGAGCCTGCCACACCGCCGCCGCTGCTACCGTAGCCGCTGACGTATGGCGGAATGTCGTTGTCGAGAAAAACATTCAGCCCCGGCGTCGGCAACGTCATCGCCACCCAGACGCCTTTGACGGTCGCGTCCGACAACTGCCAGAATGAGCCGTGCGCCGTGCCGTTGAGCGTGAACGCCGCGCCGACACCCGGCCCCGTGATGGCGTAGCCGTTTGAGCCGGGATGCACCACGTTGACAGGTTTGAACGCCGCCGTGCTGCCAAAGCTCAATGACGAGGTGTAGGCGGCATAAACTCCCACCAATGGATAGGGATTTGAATTGAGCGTGTAACCCGCCGCTGGATTGGCAGTCAGCGTGATTGTGCCGCTGCCCGGCGCAATGACCGTCGTGAAGCTCGCCACCAAAAGAAAGTTGCCCGGTGAAACGGTCTGCGTCGTCCAGACTGGCGCGACTCCGATTGCCGACGGAGTGAACGCCGCCGCCGCGGGCAATGCCGCGCCCGTGAAGCCCCACGACACTGTAACCGTCCAAGTGCCTTCCGTGTCGGCAACGTAATTCAACGTCGCCGTCTGCGCCACCCCAGCCGTTGCGCCGGTCAAAAGTTGGCCGCTGGCATTTCTGCCGGCTGAAACCGAGAACCCTGGCTTGGCATCCGCCGCCGCGTAATAAAACTGCACGTTCTTGAAAACCGTCATGCCGCCGTAATCGCCGAGCAACTGCCCTTGGACGGTCTGCGGGAATGTCACCGGATCGTTGACGCCGACACACCAAGGCCCGCTCAAAACCGCCGCTGGCGTCAAATACAGCCCGGCATTGATTGGCACACCGGCATTCGCCCCAAAGAGCAGCGTCCAGTAATCGCCCCGGATGCGGTTCAATTCCTGCCGCCAGTTTTTCAGGTTGAGTTGCACCGAAGCCGTCACCGGCAGGTAAGGCGTCCCGTGCAGAATCGCCGACGTGCAACCGTAGGACTGGATAAATTCGCCGCCCGGATTGGCGTCCGCGTTGTTGTAATAAAACGAATTGCCGGATGATGTCGGAAACGTAATGCCCGAACCCGCCGCCGCTTCGTTCGCTCCCGCCGTCCAGTTGTAAAACCGCTGTGCGAGAACGGCCAGCGTGTAATTGCCGCTGCCGTCATACGTCGCACCGGGCGGAACGAGATTGATGCTCAACGTGCCGTTGCCGAAGTTATAGGCCGGTTGCGGATAAACCAGCGTCGTCTGGTTGGCGTCAACGAAGTAGTCGAACGACTGCGAAATCGGCCAAGTTCCGGCCCAGATAGCCGCATCCACAAGCGGTTTCAAAACCTGATTGGCCAAGGCCGCGAGTCCGGCAAAGTCGTTTTGCGAGATGATGGCTCCGCGCGTTGGCATGGGTCACATCCAGACGCCGGTTGTGGTTCCCATCGGCAACTGCATCCAGAAATTATTGCCCACCCACGGCGGCTGATTCGGCGTCGTCACGCTGGTAATCCGAACGTATGTGCCCGCGTTCGCACCCAAACTGACGATGCAGATGTCCCCAAGATTGTAGTTTTTGGTGGGATTGTATTCGCCGGTGATTGGAAGCGACAAATGCTGTGAAATATTCGGGCTTTTAACGTGGAATCTTGTTCCGCGAGTCGTCTGTTCAACTTTGACTGTCTGAGAATCAAAAAACTGCAATTCATCCAGCCGGCCCAAATTGCGATTAATAAAATCGCTCATTGCATCGTTTCCTGAAGCATCTTTGCTGTTATTTTTCGATCTCATATTAACGCGGCTGGTAACGGATATTCGACCAAAGCCCGAGAGCATATTCGACCGTTCGCTCAATCATGAAGTTGGCCATGCAAGGTTCGCGGCCAATGGTTTTTTTCCAGCCCCATTGGTAGTAGGGAGCTTCGCTCGTTGGGGCATATTGAAAAGGCTGTGCCGAAATTTCCGAATATAGCCTTGGAGGCAAATTGTAAGTCCATCCGCTTCCGACTTCGGTTAGCAACTGCGCTGGCGTGTAAATGCAATTTTCATAAGCAATACCGGAATTGTAAGTGGCCCCAGGACTGCAATAACTCGTGTGCCGCAAAACTTTTGACGGCCGCTCAAATTCAACCTGTCCTTTTAAAATTTCCAAAACCAATTGGAGCGATCGACCGTCTGTCGGAATCGCGTGCGGAGCATTTGCAGGAATGTTTGCGTCAGCATATGCAACCGCCCCCGAAAGACTGCCGCCTTGAGTGGCTAAAACGCTCAACACATCCTTGTCATTGGTTGTCATCCAGCCGGTAGATCCCACAATGAGTGGGTTATTAAAAATTGTGTCCGTGGTTTCATTCGACAAAAGCTCCCAAGAATCAAAGTAAAGCTCGGTTAAAATGGATCCAAGGCTATTAACCAACCCTGGCACAGATACCTCGAGACTTTTTACCTCTGCGCTGGTTACACCGTCAATGCCCACATCACAGCCGAGAAACGATCCTGATGCGCCAAACTGAATGATGTAATTGTAATAATTAACGAGCGGATCCAGCGTCAGGCATGACACGGTAAAATGCGTCGTTGTTCCCTTTGGTCCGTAATCAATTTTTAACGGCCCAAAAGTAAGCCCTGCGTATCCAATACCTTGTTTTTGTCCTGCCATAAATTAAGGTCGGTTATCGCGTGTGTTGTGAACTGGGAATTGTTGTGGCCGCGTTCCAAGCTGCGGTTTGCGTTCCCCTGGTGGATGATTTGATGGCGGATGCACTGGCGTTATTTTATGGTCAATGGACCGAAGCGTGGCCAGTTGCTGCAATTCAATTGGCGCGGTAGCTGCATATGCCCCAATGCGCTGATTGCTGTTTAGGGAATAACTGCGATTTTCACCTTTATCACCTTTTTTTTCTGCCAAATCACGCGCCTTTTCTTCTGCAAGTTTTGCCGCAGACTCTTCAGCCGAATCGGTGTTTTTAGCTGCATTCGATTTTACGATGTTTGGAATCTCCAATCCGATTTGAGCAGCATCACCGGCTGCTTTAGCAGCATCTTTATTTAACTGCTCTTTGGTTTTACGGGTTTGATCATTGATTTCAACCTTATCAGCATAGGCGTTACGCTGGGCTATCATCTTTTGAGCAAGGTCTTGCCCCCCTTCTTCCGTTTGGCTGATCAGTTGCTGGCTAGCGCCGCCCAAATCCATGGCAGCTTGTTTCTTAAATTCCTCCCAAACACCGCCTCCCTTCAAAAACTTTTCAGCGGCTTCGGCATTCTGATTCAATTGGCCAAGATTTTTCTGATCCTCTTCCTTGGTATTAACCTTGATACTGTTCGCCTGCTTCAATTTATTTTGAGACTCAATTTCCAAATTGGTCTTTTCGGTTAGTTTGTTTGCGAGTTCAGATTTTTGCTGGTCTTTTTCAAGCTGCAACTCTTGGCCGGCGTATTTTGCATTGATGGCTTCTTTTTCCTCCGGAGTTTTAGCCGCAACGAGTTCGGTGGCTTTTTTAATTTCCAGCATTTTTTTCAAATGGTCGTAATGCTCCTTGATTGTGTCCAATTCTCGTTTCGCCGCCGCTGCTGCCGAATTGTAAGCGGCAGTTGTCTTTTGAACCTCATCAGTGATTTCCTTTTGAGCATTGCGCGCGTCATTGAGATGGCGCTTTAGAAGCGGGATGTAATCATCTTTTAGATCGGACGACCCGCTGAATGTCAGCGAATCAAGCAAGCTTTTAACACCCCACACACGCTCATAAAATACACCCGCCGCCAATGCAATTACTCCAAAGATTGCCGTGACGCCAAGCATGGATAGCCCTGCGCCCCTCGTTGACGCCGCCAATGCTTCCTGAGCAACGGCGTCCGCTTCTGCGGCGGATGCTTTACGACCCAAGGCTGCTGCGGTAGCATTTGCTGCCATTGCTTCCGCAGCATCGGCATCGGCTGCAACCAGCGTAGATTCGATTTCAAAGCCTTCAGCTTCGGCTTCGGCCGCTGTCGCTTCTGCCTTGCGCATGGCTGCCGTCGCCGCCATGTTCGCATTTAAAGCCGCTTCCGCGTAGCCATCCGCCAGCATTCGCGCTGCTGACGCTCCTTGCTGTGCTGCTCGAGATGCGCTGCTTATGTATTGAATCAAGAGTGACAACGAACCAAGGATTCGCCCAACGCCGCGCCCCATCATAATCTCGCGTCCGATAACGGTTGTTTCTCGAATCATTCCTGTCATGCCAACCGTATGCCCACTGGCAGCGCTGGCAGACATTCGGCGCGCAGCGATCGTGGTCATGGTCTGCATCCGCGCAAGTTCCGCTTGAAACTGCGTCGAGTTTGCCCCAAAAATTACTGTGACAGCGCTGGCCATGTTATTTTATTCCTTTATTTGCGTTGGCTGCGGCTTCGGCAAAGGCTTTTTCAGCCTCTTCTCCGACTAAAATTTTTTCATTCAAGCCCGGCGCAGGTGTCCCAGGCTTACGCGGAGCCTCGCGGTCTATTTCCTGCTGATTTTTTACCCAAATTGACCCGGTAGCTTCCAAATGTGTTGAGTAAAGAATTTGAGCCAACCCAAGCGGAAAGTTCAGAGGGGATCCTCCAAAATGGGACTGAATCAATAGTGAGTGATTCGAGGCAACATAATTTATCAGACTTGCAAGCCCAGGTGCTCCGAAATATCGAAATGGAACGCCTTGCTGTCTTGGCATCTTGGTTTGCGGCAAATCCTGACTACCGGCAGAGCGATAAGCTCGAAAACTTTCAATACCCTTGTCCAGTTCTGCCGCTTTTGCTTGAGATGCCGCCAACGTGAAGCGAAATTTTGCCAAGAATTTACCTTTGCCGCAAATTTCCATCGCCATTATCAATGAGAGCCGCTTGGCATCTTCTGAAAGCTCTTCGAAAGATATTTTGCCGTAAGTTGCCAAGGGGTTGCCTTCACGAATCAATGCCATTTCGTGACCAATGGCGTAATTTTCAAGCGCCAGCCCGAACACTTTTACGGATGGCGGCTGAAATGCATTACTAAACAATTCTTCGTGCATATTGTAATAAAAAAGACGGCTTCGGATTTCTCCGGAGCCGCCGTATTAAATTGTTCGACCGAAATTATCCGACAATCGGAGCGCCAGTCAGTGCAGTGTTCTGCGCCGCGTTGGTGTAGCGTTCCATGTTGAAATCAATGCTCGCGTTGTCATCCATCTTCAGATTGATCTTGGTTCCACTCTTGACGCGCCAGGTTCCGTTAAAAGCCGCAACCTTGTAATTCGCAATAACCACTGAGAAAAGCGTGATTGCTTCTCCGCACACTGTTGCCGCCCCAGCGCGAGTCGCCGCCGATGGAAAGATTTTCAACGCTCTTTCGTAGCGGAAATTTGTCTGTGTAAAGTTCTGATTGTTGCCGGTCGTGTCTTTATTGGCTTTTTCATCCCACGTCAGCGTCAATTCATCAGAATCAAACTCAAACGAATCCAAACCGGCAATGGTAACAGCCGCACCGTTGTTGGTGATGCCATACAGGTAAGCAACTGCGCCGATCTGCTGCTCGGCAATATTAAGAGGTGATGGTCCTGGCATAAATTAGGTGGTTTCGGGTTTTTGTTCCGGTTTGGGATAGTGAACACCGCCGTAAATTTTACCAAGATGCGGATAGTTCTTTGGATCATGCAAAAACTCACACCTTTCGGCGTGCGTTTTGATTTGCTGAAACTTTTTTATCAGATCCGGAAGCGGGTCTTGTGATTCTACGGACATAAAATAATAAATTAGGGGACGTAAACTGAATTTGTGGTAGCCGCTGGCGAAATACCGATACCTAGAACAACCGGGCAGGATACAGTTTGACCTGTTCCGTTAAAAGTCGTTGACCATGACCCGCCGTTTGTGCCGGCCGCGAACGAGTTACTAAAAGAACCAACGATGAAATAACCAGGATAGCCCGGCGCCGGCGTCAATCCGTTGGTAGGATTTACCGCATACCAACCTTGAACAACCTCGTTGGTGTTGGCAATATTGCCAATGGTGATGGTTTTATACGCCCCGGCTTGAAAAACAAAATTTGTTTGAAAAACACCAGGCGAAGTCAGCACTTGTGCCCAATTCGTCCCGGTCAGATTCGTAACGCTGCCATAAGTCTGTGCGTTAGCGGAAAACGCCATTAAAATTGCGAGTCCAACGAGTAAAATTAGTTTTTTCATAAATGCTGTCCCGTTCGTAAATCAAAATAAAGTCAACCAAGTTGGATTGGCTTAATGTGTGCCTGAATGGAAATGTCTCCATTGGCATGGTCCACCACATGAAGGTCAATTTCTGCCGCATTACTTTTCAAATTGTTAAGCTCGGCATGGATAACCGCCTTATAGTGGTCCGGAATTTCAGCAATCCCTGTCACCAAATCTTTTAAATTTGAAACCATGTGCTTTTTTCCGTTGATGGCGAAACGTAGCGGGTGCTTAATTGGAGCGAACTGAGGAATATGCGCTTCAAAAGTAGGCTGCGGCTTTGTGGTTGTGGCCGGCACAGAAGCAGGAACGGATGATGTGGCAATGGATTCAGTCATAAAAATCAGTTTGGAAGTGCAGCATTCGAATAGCTGACGAAAGCTGATAAATGGATGATCTCAACCCAATTAGTCGTTCCTGCGTCATTTCCGCGCGTGATGAGGGGTGTTGAGAATTTTACCCAGTCGCAACGAAAATTCACCATGTCAGCATTATCCTGGGCAATCTGGTTCCCAATCGGCGTGTTATCCGTGGCTGCAAGCCATCGACCGCATTTCGTGATCGCATCAGCCAAAGCCTTCATATCGGTGGCTTCTGACTGGCCACCGAGATTCAAGGTGTCAAATGTATCACCCAAATAGGTATCCAGATTTACACCCGGAAGCGCAACGTCCGTGTTGGGTTGTGCTACTCCATCAAAATGGTGCTGAATCTGCATCTGACAAACGCCCTCCGGACGATATGGCCGGGTTGGGCTGAAGCTGGTCACAACAAATGAACGATTGGGAAGCGGCCTGATTCTTGATTCATTCGAGATAAAGGAATCATTAGGTGTCCCCTTTCCTTGTAAAATCAATAACGCACGCATTGCGCGTTCTAATTTCGTAGCGGGACTGATGAAAAATGCCATTCTGCAATGGCTTGAAGTCAAATTTGCTTTAAGGCGAAACTTGCAGCCCGAGCAGCTTTAATTCCGGCTCATCGTTCACCCATTCTTGTTTCGCCGCAAGCGCCATTTTCTTATTAAACTCTCGATTAATCGCTAACTGGATCCGTGGCTCCGCAATATCATGGTTTGCCTGGTTGTATTTCTCCGAAAGCTCCTTCGTGGTTTTTTTCCCAACGCCAAGATTATTCGAAACGCGGCAGACCGCCAGCGCGTATCCTTCTTTTGCCGGATCGACTTCTGAATAGTCAGTTGAAATTAAAGCGGAGGACTGACTTTTACCGAGCGCAAAAGGCAAAATTGACACTTTCAAATCAATCCACGACTTTTTTAAGAACCCTGTGGAAGAATGCCGGGCGCGAATCATGCGTTCTGCGACTTGCTTAACCCAGCCCCAAAACATCGCGGCTGAATCTGTCACCGAGCCTCCAAATTTACGGCTAGTGCTGCGGCCTCGTCCGAAATCAGGTGGAGTGATTCCCCATCTATTGCCCGTCTCGATGCTGAATCTTGATGTCGGGTGCATCCGCGCCAAAACAATTCGCATGGCAGTATTCACTGCCGACACGTCTTCTGCATCTGGCGTTCGGTTATCAAACGTGATGGTTTCATGCTGACGATTTTTAGCCGTGGAAAGCTTCCCTGATGAAAGCACGGCCGGCGACGTTATGACGTTCATGTCCGTATCAATTGTGCTCTGATCAACAACCGGAAAACCGTCCGCAACATCTTTTATTACATGGTAAGCCGTTGAATTAATACACCTGGCCGGTGCTCGCTTTGTATGCCGCAAAAGGATTTTCTGAGCAGCATTCAGCTTCGTCGCATCAACGGTGCATGTCAGATTCATTCAAAACACGTCCTCAGTCAAAACCTGCCTGATCACCCCATAACCCCATAACCCGCTATCGGGCAATTAGTCGGTAGAATTGTGCCTAAAAACAATACACATGAGAGATTGTCGAAGTTCCGTAACTAGGCCCATGCGATTATCCCTCCATAAGAATCCTTACGGTAACGCTAATCGAACGGTAACGGTAACTGCCACTTTATCGTCATCTGCGCGGTAACGGTAACTGCCAGCTTTACGTTTTCGGCGTATGTGGCTTAAACTTCGTGATGGCGCAATGTTTCCAATGCCCACCGCGCGATATAAGGCGCTCCGATATAAAGCCGGATGTTCTGTCTCTTGCCTAGCGCAAGCGCTTGGTTTAAGTTGTGGCATGTCATCTTTAAAACAAAAAAATGCGGCCGCTGTGGCGCTCGGTAGGTTAGGCGGATCGGCTGGCACTGGTAACGCCAAAGCCAGGACGCCAGAGCAAGCGCGCAAAGCTGGAAAAATTGGTGCGTCTGTGCGATGGGCTAACCATGTCAAAAAGACAGAGCCAGCGAAAAAATAAACCAGCGTTTTTCAAATTCTGCTAGAATCACCTTGTTTTCATTGGCGAAAATAATTTTATTTTTTTGTTGTATGGCGCAAGCGGTTGCGTTATATTCTTACCAGTTCAAACGAACTAACCGAAACAGCCCGGCAAAATTGGCTGAAAAAATGAAAGACCGAAATATGTATTCCTTCACACACACAATGAACAGCCGCATTAACCGTTTTGGCGCATCCGCGCGTGCGCTTCGTTCCAACTCGCCTTTGACCGATGAACAAATCCGCAACGTGGCGCCATCCGTTTTCGCGGACGCGGCGCACAGTTCGCGCTCGGCTCGTTATTCTACCATCCCCACCAGCGAAGTTTTGACCAGCTTGCGCCGTGAAGGGTTTCAACCCTTTGCCGTGACGCAAGGCGGATCGCGCGATGAAGAAAAGCGCGGTTTTACCAAGCACATGCTCCGCTTGCGCCACGAATCGAACATGGCCGCGCAAGTGGGCGACTCGTTTCAAGAAATTGTTTTGGTCAATTCGCATGATGGCACGTCGAGTTATCAACTCATGGCCGGCATGTTCCGGCTTGTTTGCTCAAATGGTATGGTGGCGGGCACGGGCAATGGCTTTGATGAAGTCCGCATCAAACATCAGGGCAATGTTATTCCAGCCGTGATTGATGGCTGCATTGAGATTTTAGGACGCTTGCCGGCGGTATCGGGTGAAGTGGAAAATTTCAACCGGCTTCAGCTTACCCAGGGTGAGCAAAACGCTTTTGCGGCTGCCGCGCTGGCTGTGCGTTACGATGAACAGACCGCGCCATTTGAAGCGGCGAAACTTTTAACCGTGCATCGTCGGGATGATGCCGCGCCCACCCTTTGGAACACCTTAAACACCGTGCAAGAAAATGTGATTCGCGGCGGGGTGGGTTACGTTTTGCGGGATGAACAGGGCCGGCGAAAACAATATCGCCGCACGCGCGAAGTCGCTGGAATTGACCAAAACGTGAAACTGAATCGCGGCTTGTGGGTTCTGGCGCAAGAAATGGCCAAACTGAAGGGAGCGAACTAAACCGCGCAGTTATTCGCGGTCTTGGCTTGTCATGCCAGCGAGCCAAGCACGCGGAAAACACCGCAACCCAAACGGCGGGGAAATTACGCCGAATTTAAACAAACTGAAAACATGAAAACATTGATTGCAATTAACAAAAATTCACGCGCGGCGATTAAATTTGCGGCGCTCGGCGTCAAACGGTCTAACCTGCCGATTTTGGGTAACGTCCATCTTTACGCGAACGGATCACTTGAAATGGTTGGGACTGATTTAGACGTTTTTACGGTTTCACGCTGCGCGTGCGCTTCCGAAATCGACGGCAAAGTGACATTTCCGGCCGCAGCTTTGAAAGATGTCGCGGCGATTAAAGCCGATGGCAATATTTCGCTTTCGGCAGATGCTAAAAGCATCGTCACCATTTCGGCCAATGGTAACGAGCGAAAAATTTACGGCTTGCCCGCTACAGATTTTCCAGCCCTGCCCGAACTTGGGGAAAAGATTTACACCGCTTCATTTCCTGCCGCGAAATTCATTTCGGCTTTAAAATCTGTTTCGCTGGCGATGTCCACAGACGCAAGCCGATATGTTCTGAATGGCGTTTGTGTTGAGATTAGCGCGGATAACGTGCGCTTGGTTGCCACCGATGGCCGCCGGCTGCAATTTGTGGACATTGCACGGGGGGAATCAGATGCGGAAATGATGGCCGCAATCTCTGCCGCGAAAACTGAATTTTCAATTGCCCAACTGGCGCGGGATGCGGCGCAAACGGTTTTGGCCGAAACAGAAAAGCAATTTCCAGCCAAGCCAATTGAAATTGAACACCGTCGCGGCCGCAAATCTTCACGGTTTGAAGATTCAGAGCAAACCAAGCTGGCGCGGGAAAACTATGCGCAAGCTTGCCAAAAGCTATCTGAAGCCAGCCAGGCGCTGTCAGCTATTGAACATGGGGAATCGTTTATCATCCCCGCCAAAGCCGTCAGCCTGATTCAAAAATTCCCGCTAGATAAAAAGGCGGATCAGACAATCAAAATTGAACTTTGGCAGGAACTTAAAGGCGTTGCGGCCGGATCGCGCTTCACGCTGGGGGAATTTTCCATCTATTCGCGGCTGGTCGAGGGGAATTTTCCGAACTGCCGCCAAGTCATTCCGGGGGATTGCAAGGAGCGGATCACTGTGCTGGCCAAAGAGTTTCAAGCCGTTTTGGAAGCCGCTGAAAAAGGAACATCTGAAAAACATAACGCTGTCGGCTTGTTTTTTGATAAAAATGGTTTGACCGTCAAAGCCAATGCGCCTGAGATTGGGGAAACGGTTGTCAAAATGCCGGGCAATTTCGCGCTGCAAAATCCGTTTTGCATCTCGTTTAATCCGCGCTATTTAATTGAAGCTTGCCAATCCTTCGCGGTGAATCATGCGGAAATGGTTTTGGAATTTGTGGATGAACTTTCACCCGTCAAAATTCTTTCGACCGATGGCGCGCTTCAAGTTGTCATTATGCCAATGCGGATGGCTGGATCATCGCCGGTTACTGTCACGGATGAAGTTGCGCCAAGCAATGAAGAAAAGGCAAAGGCTGTTTGCGCCGAAATAAAAGGCGAAACTGCCACAGAACAAAAGCCGGTGATTTTGAATTGCGTGGCGAACAACCAGCCAGAGCCAGTCGTTGCCGTGCCGGCCGTGCCCATTGCGGAGCCGGTCGCGGTTGCCGCTGTGGAAACACCTTGCCCGATAGAATACGACGCCACAATCAACACCGCTAAGTTTATCGGGCATTGCCAAGCCGGCGAACGCTATAATAATTCCATCATCACAGGCAATTTTAACCGCAAAAAAAAGGCAATTGAATTTGCGGCCGATAACGGGGGGAAAATCGCCGGATATTTGCACGGCAAATATGTTCGCGGTTGGGTTGTATCCGTGCCGATTGAAAAGCCGGCTGAATCGGTCGCGGCGAAATTGGAAAACGTCAAACCCTTATCACCAGAATTGCCAGAGCCGGAGACGCCGTTTGAAGTAACTACCCAGCCCGACGTGCGCGTGACGGTCGCGGGGGGAATTGTCACCCATTACGAGGTTTTAAGTCGTGCGGGGGGAATTTATTCGCGGGGAATCATCCTGATTGGCACCAAGATTGAAGCGTTGCGCGCGGTATTTGAGGATTTGACGTTTGAAGTTATCCAGGCGGAACCGATGAAGATTGAAACCACCTTTGCCGAATCGCCAGCCGAGGCGGTGGTTATCAAGCAAGCCGCGCCTTTGGTCATGGCCATTCGCCGCGACGAACGCGGGCAAATCATTAACGGCAATTTTCCCATGCGTGAAGCATCTGGTCCGGTGAAGTTGCCGCCAATCCCGCCGCGCAAAGGTGGCGCACTGGCAACCATGCTCGAGGCGGGGGAAAAATTGGCCGCTCTGATGATGACTAAACCTGTGCCGGCATTCATCGGCGCGGAAATCTGAAACCGACGAAACTTTAACCACTGCTTTTTATGACTACTGAAATTTTCGGAAAACCGATTTTTACTTATAGCCGCGCCCAGGCGATTGAAGATGGTTTTTTGGTGGATATTTCCAAGGCTGTCACGCCCTGCCCGTTCAAATACCCGGTGGCAATGACGCGCACAGCCTATGAATCCACCCTTGGCGCCGGTGGCTTTTGGGATGAAAAACCGGATGGCACGGCGGATTTGATTCTGCCCGGCGGTCAGGATTGCTCGGGCCGCGCTTGGGACGTTTTCCAAATGCTGCTGGCTACCATGCGTAACCCGCGACTTGATCCGCTGCAAATGCGGAACAGTGACAACACGCGCGTTTATTTCAGCGTGTTGATTGATACGCACGACAACGGGCGCAAAACGCGCGTAGAATTGAAAAGCATATGCGGACCGGGCGACGATGCGGCGCCGGTCATCACCATTCTTTTGCGGGGGGAAGATTAACCAATAAAATGAAAGAAATTCTATGAATAAAACACCACATACTCCCGGACCTTGGAAATCAGAAGATGCAAAAACACCACATGGTCGGCCGGTAATACAAAAGGAAATCGTCGCTGGCATTCGACACATTGCCGATGTCCGGCTTTACGAGGACGCGGATTTAGCCAATGCGCGATTGATTGCCGCCGCGCCAGAATTGCTTTCCGCTCTTGAAACAATTGTTCGCAAATCATATCTGCGACCGGGAAAGCATGAGGATTGCCAGATTCACCCCGCATTGATTGCTGACGCCCGTGCCGCCATCGCCAAAGCGAAAGGAAATCTGTGAAAACATTAAAAACTTTTCGTTGTCTTTTCATGTTTGGAAATGCTCAATGCGCAGATGAATCAGTTCAATGTGATTCCAAGACTGCCGCCGAAAAATGGGGACGCCAAACAGCCAAGCAACGAGGATGGCGCTTTTTGGAAGCTCGCCAGGGGGAGGCCGCATGAAATCCATAACCCTATTTTATCGCAATCTAGCCGAGAATGCCGACAAGGTTTATCAAGCCGAGATCGTCCCTAGCGCGGGGGGATTTGAAGTCGTTTGCCGATATGGCAAGCGGGGGGCAAAGCTGTCCTACGTTACCAAGACACGCCAGCCAGTGCCATTGGATGAAGCGCAAAAGATTTTCACTGGGCTTATCCGTGAGAAAACCGCGAAGGGTTACACCGATGACGCGGGGGGAATCCCTTTTAACGGGGACACGGTGAAACTTGGGGAAATTTTACCCCATCCCCGCAAAACACTTGTGACGTTAGCCGAGGCGCGCGAGTGGTCAACGTCTCAATTCCTCATTCAGCGCAAGCTGGACGGCAGCTTGGCTCGTCGGGAAGTCGCGGGGGCTGTCTTGCTTGGGGAACTGGTCACGGCGCGCTCTGGCGCGTTCCTGACGCCGGCTGATAGGGCTTTAATCGCCAAGCATGGCTCGTTTTTTGCCGCCTTTACCGTCGAATCGGTGCATGGGGAAAAAATGCTCACCAAATCCACGCGGGAACGCTGGGGGATCCTATGCAGTTTCGCTCCATACTTCCCGGCGGATGTCGTCCTGGTTGAATCCGCAACCGTGCCGGACATGCTGACGGGGGAAGAAGGCTACGTCGCGCACAAATGGTCGGATGGCTGGGGGGAAATGTTATGCCACAAAGCCGAGGACATTTTCACCTGCCGCGTGACCGCTACGGGAGGGACGCAAGCCGCGCAAATCTGCGATGCCGCCACCGGCCAGGCACGCGGGGCTTGCAAGTTCGGCGGTGGAGCCATTGATCGCGTGCGGATTGGATCGGTCGTGCGGATCGCTGGCATGGGGCTTACCGACGCGGGGAAAATCAGACAGCCAACCTTGTGCCGGGAATGGCTGGTTAAATTCTAAAATTATGAATCCAAACGATACAAGGGTGCTTTACGCTCTAAAAACGGATTTGGCAGCTTCACTACGCCTGCGTCAGACATCTTTTCGATGCTGCGGCTTGAATGAACTTGATTCTGCCACGCGCTCGCCGTCGGAATTTTTCTGGCGCGAATATGCGGCAGTCGAGCAGTTCATCGCCGAAAACTTTTGCGGTTGCGATAAGACGTTTAACCCGCAAATTTGAACCACCTATTGAAACTGACTCGACTAAAACCCGGTAAAATGTCCAGACTCAGCCGCAAGAAAAAATCCACTATATGAAAACTGCCAACCAAGTCCGCGAATATGTCCGTCGCCGGTCCTTGATCGAGCGGGGAAAATATGTAGCCAGCCAAGTCGCGTTTTATCCCGACCAAGCGCATCCTGATTTGCGGCCAATCCTGGCGCGTGAACGGGAATTGCTGTTAATCGAAATTTTGAACGCTTTCGACACGCCTCATAAAACCAAGTTGAAAATACCGAAGGGGAAAATCCATGAATGACAAGCCTGCCGCGCGTGGGGAACCTTTCCCGCAACATTACGCCCTTAAATGGCCGGAGCCAATCCCGCTTTGGAAGTGGGCCGCGCGTAACTCCCGCCGCGCCGATGGCAAGCCGCTGGCGATGGTGGATTTTTTCAAGCGGTCGGTGCGCGGGGATGACAGGAAGCCGGGGGAAACCCATGAATCATTTGTGCGCCGGTCGCTCTTTGAAGCCTTGCGCGAACTGGTGATTAGTCGGCAGCGTGCGGGGGGAACTGTGCCCGAGTGGGTGTCGGAACATCTTGCCAACGAAATCGCCCAAGGTGAAAATTCAAGGCGTGTGTCGTGACTGATTCGTGTAAACATGGCAGTCCTGCAACCACGCAACATCAGTCCTAAAGAGCCACACGCTACCCTTCATTAGACTTGCGGACTCTGGCCAAAACAAAAACCTCTGCCGTGAAACCAAACACGGCAGAGGCCAATGAAACCGCCCAACTCCAAACCAAATTTAAGAAGCGCCTTTTTTGGCATTCACAGCCGCCGCGATCATGGCCGGCAATGCTGCCAAGACTTCGGAAATGCTTGGTTCTTCGGCCGCTTTTGCCGCTTTCGCATCCGATTCGGCAAGCTTGTTGTCGGCTTCGACTTCCGCATTGATCCGCTTTACCGTGGCTTCGCTCGCTTCGGCGATCTTGCCAGAGACAACCAAGTGAGCCACAAGCTCCTTTTCGGACGGTGAAAGCTGGGCGTATTCTGTCGCGCTGCCAATGTTGAACACGGCGCCTTTGTGGATATGTGCCTTGCATTCCTTGCCGCCAACCAAGAGATGCTTTTGGCCGTCACCCAGGACGATCGGATTGCCTTGGGGATTCGGAAAATCAGTGGTGCAGATATATTTCATGGATTTTTCAGTTATTGGTTGATTTTTAGGCTGACGATTAATATTGCGGCGTTGAAAATCCAGTCTGACCAGTCAGGACTGCGCCAACCGTGAGGTTAGTAGCCGCGCCGCTCGGCAGCACAATCAAGCGCAAGTAGCGAGGGACATCGTTGACGTTGAACCCAAGCGTGACTAGACCATTGTTTGGACCCGGAATGGATACGCCGGTTGCCGTGATGTTGTTGGTCGGCAAAGCTTTTGCCAGATAGGGCGTTGCATAGCCGCCCAAAGCCACGTTCGGATAAGTCACCGTGCCAGGAACATAAAAGATATTCGTGGCAATCAGGTTGGTGCTGCCGTAAATCAGATTCGTGTAATTGAGCGTGAGAGACGATGCCAGCGCCGCCGTTGTAATGGCGGTAATGTTGGTCTGATCGGCGGAACCTTGGATGATAAAGGTCGCTGCCGAGTTGCCGACATTGGTTACGGCCATCACATCGATTTTGACCGTGCCATAAAACACACGCATATCGACCCAGTTGTTGGTGCCGCTGGTGTAAGCCGAACCACCGCTATACAGGGTCGGGGTGGCAAGTTGCAGCGTGCGGACCGCTTGGAATGTATCGAAGCCGATTTGCGCGCTGGCATTCGTGGCCAGCAAAGAGCCAATCGCCGCCAGTCCGAGGATGATTTTATTAAATTTCATGTTCTTTTTGGTTAAAATTTCAGTATCCGTCAATTATTGGTTGCAGGAATCAGCGCTGCGGGTGAACGCCTGAGCATGCCGGACAGCCACGTCGAAATAGTTGTTGAACGTGATGGCGATTTCGTCGCGGTCGGCGCGAGTCCAGTTGTCCACCACCGAAACCACCCCACCGAAGATGCCGATCATCAGGTTTTCAAACACGCCCGCCAAAAGGATGTCGCCGGGGATCTGTTGCGTGGCAATCGCTTTTTGGTCAAGGATGGTGCCGTCCAGTTCGTCACCTTTCCAGATGGCTTCATCGGAATTGCTGACGACTGTTGCGCCAACCAGCGTCTTGGGCAAAACAGCCAGGCGACCTTGGCCAACACTGGTCGTGGCGAAAGCGAGCGGACCAGGCACATTGAATTTCCGAATCAGCGTGCGAAGGCTTACGATCTGCGAATAAGACGGCGTGCCGCCGAAAATGATTTGATTGATGCCGGGCTGATTCAAGATGCCAAGCGGCTGGTCGGCCGCGCCGGAACCGTTGATGCCCATCGCGTCGATGTAACGGGCGCGGACCTGCGCATGATCATTCCAAATCAGCGATTCCACATCGTAAGACGGCTGCAACACTGCGAGCCGGCTGTAATACTGGCGGGAACCGACGCGGTGCGGCTCCATCTTGATCTGACCAAGCACCTGGTCATACGCATTAAGCTGCGCACCTTCCGGCAGCGATTGCGCCACCGTGGACGCTTCCAAGCGCGGGAACACCAGCGGGCCGGTCAAACCGGAAAGAAACGTCGCGCCGAGTTCGGCAAGCGCGATGCGGTTGCGGAGCAAATCAATCCACGGCATGAACTGAGGCGCAACGAGCGCGCCGCCAGTGGCGAAGTCATTCGCCAAGAAATCACGCTTCATGCGACCGCCGGACAGGTCTTTGCGCTGCACGCGTGAACGGGCATTGTGCGGCATGATGAATCCGCCCTGCTCGGTAATGCGCTGGCATCCGGGAATTTCGGCCAACTGGGCGCGAATGCCTTCGTCCGCTTCTTTTTCGGCGCCGTCAAACGGCTTCAAGCCGGTGGAAGCATAGCCGCGCTTTTTGGCCTCCTTGACCATCGAGCGAATGGCCCCAAACAAATCGCAGGCGTTCGCCACTTCATCCGGAGCATTGACCGCTTCGATGAGATTCGGCTCGGCCGAGGAATCGCGCTTCAGATCATCGACCTTGCTGCGGAAAATCTGGCGCACTTCGGCATCCGGCTTGGAATCGTCCATCGCCTGCGCTTCCAGGGCGGCGATGTTGATTTTGTCACGGAGATAAAACGGCTGTTTTTTGCCGTCGCGGGTTTCGCGGCCAACACGATTGCCAAATTCCTTGGTAAACTCGGTGGCGAGGGTGGCAATTTCCGTATTGCGCGCTTTGAAACGGTCGCTGCGCGTTTTGGTTTCGGCCTCGACGGTTTTCCGCTGAATGAAGCCTTTTTCCGCCAAAGCTTTTTGGACGGCAGGCGTTTCCAGACTGTCAATGACGAGTTCCGGTGTCAGGGTCTTGATTTCTTCGGGCATAAATTTTCGAGTTAAAATGTTTGGTGCGGTTTTAGCCGCTTCTGTATTTTTATTTGAGTCAACCGAACGGGATTTTTCCGCGCGCGATTTCGCGCTATCGACGGGCTGATAAGATCCCACCCATTTAACTTCGGTCGCCTCGCCGAGCGTTACCGCTTCATCCTCATATTCAAAAACAACCTCCCAATAGGTTGAATCCATCCAGTTGTAGATGATTGCCATCCATTCGCCCGCATCCTGATCCAAAATAATGTCCTGGACAAAGAATGCGCTGAACACGTCGCCATTCTCGCGCTTGGATTTGAAACGCTTGTCAGAATCTGCCGCTACGGAAACCATTTGGCTTAGTTCGCCAAACGAGACTTCATCCGCGGCATCGCGGGTAAATTTAAAATCGGACTTCTTGGCGGCTTTGCGGGTTTTAATAGCCTCACGTTTCGCGCGAATCTCGGCCTCGCAGCCGCATTCAAAGTTTTCATCGAGCATGGCGCGGTCAAACATATTGCCGCAACACAAGCAGGCCCATTGGCCTTCAGCGCTACGGCGCACACCTGCGCGATTGGAGTCGGCCGGCGTCCGAACGGAACTGATTTCGTCTGCCGCCCAGGCGAGGCGTTTGATCGGGTAGCCGTCCTTTTCGCCTTCGTCGGCAATAAATGCCGTGTGCCAATAGCCGGTGGAAATGCCGGTGCGCTCACCACGCTTCATCTGTTCGTAGCGGGTATTGGAGAGTTCGGAGAGTCCATCGAATTTCAGCACTGCCCGGCTGACGTTATCCTTGCTGCGTTTGGCGCGCGGCACTTTGCCGATTTGCAGGGAATTTTCATGTTCGTCGAGCACCGTGCCTTTTCCGCCGTCAAGCTCGGAAAAATCCACATCCTCTTTGCGATGGCTTAAAAGCTCCCAATACTTCGTGCCTTTCGTGGCAATGCCCAAATCCTCATCAAATTGGGTGGCCTTGCGCAAAACCAATTCCTCGCTGGCGAAGCAAACCTGGATGGTCTTCTCATCATCATCCGCACTGTCAGTCTCCACGGTGGAATAGCGGAAAAGATGTTCAGCCTTTGCGCCGCGCGTGTTTGACTTAGCCGGAAGTTTGACAGCCGGCGTTCCCGTCGGCTTTTTCTCGTTTTCAGTTTTCGCCATATCCTTTCGGATAAGTCAAACTTGAAGCGGCAAGGGCGGATGTTTCACGCAGCAATTCAACCGATTGCAACATAGCCACACCCGCCCCGCCAAAATAACTGCTACGCTTTGTAGTTCGCATCTACCGCCATAAATCGCCAGATAAGTCCTCCCTGCTGCAAGCCACCGTGCCAAAGCCTCATGGGAATGGCCGGAGCACTTGGGTTCATTTTCAAAGAAAATAAAATGCCCTTTTTAGGCGTGAAGTTTGCCGGCAAATCGGAATCGAGAAAAACCAATCGCTCGATGAACGTCGTTGGCGACTGACCGCCCGGCACAAGGTTGAAATCGCCCACCATCTCCGAGTGCGTGCAGGGAATGGCCGCGCCTTGAATTGTCATCATCGCGCCGCCGGATCCATCTTCGCCGCGCAACATCCCTTGGTAGTCAGCGAAGTTTTGCGCATGTTCAGCAAATGGATTGCTCATGTTTAATGAAGTTCACCATTGTTGGACATTTTTAACAACGCCTCCATTGAAATCCTTGACCGGCTGCGTGCTTTTTTTCGGACTGGATTGGATGTTTTGGTTTTGGATGGTGCATTTCCTTCTTCTCCCACATCCGGCAAGGTTTGCCCGGGCTGGCCTTTGCTAATATCGGGGCGCGTCACATCAACCTCATCGAAATTAAGCCCGTTGTTATCGAGAATGGATTTCTCGTTTTTAAGCAGTTGTGCCAGTTTTTCAAAGCTCATGCCTTCCGGCAACTGATCTTGAACCTGTTGGCGCGTAAGGTGCCCAGCTTCGTTCAAGATGACCAAAGCCTGAGCTTGGACTAGCGGATTTACAAACGGCCAACGACGCCCTTTAAAATGAGCGGCATCAATATATTTTTCATATTCCGACAAGAAGATTGGCTCGCCACGCTTGTCAAAGTAACCTTTCTTAATGGCCTCTTTCAGCCATACAGCAAAAATCTCATCAACCCCACCATCGACCATGTTTTTCTGCCTGACTTTGCAATGATCCTGAAATGGAATCTGGCACATCAAGCCGGCAATGAATCCAAGGTTTTGGAAATCACCGCTCGTATGCTGATAAGTGATGCCGGCGCCGACGGCAATTTCGCGCAAGTTGTCTTGGCGGAACTCGTGGGCGGCTTCAATCGGAAACTTTGGATCCAGAATCTTTGCTTCCACACCGTATGGCAATTCACGTTCCATGCCCGGTTTCATGGTCTGCGTCGGAACACCGTTCCCCTGTTGCAATTTTGCGGGGTCGCTCGTGACACCGACGCCGGGCATACCACCTTCAGCGTTGGCTATTTGCTCGGCCATTTCTGGCGTAATGCCAATGCCCGTCGGAAATTTCTTTTCCAGGACGAATGGCTTCATGGTGCTGGCCAGCGCCGCGATTGTAAGCGACTTTGAGTATTGTTGGTTGCGCCAGACAGGTTGCGTCACCGCATCCAATTCCGTCATGCCAATATCCTGCTCGGCGCGGTCCCGGAGATTGTTGAAATGAACAATGTCTGAAGCCGGCACCTGCTCGCGCCATTGATCGCCTCCGTCCTGCCGGCTTTGGCCGGTAGGATTTACCAATTCGCCAGGATGACGACGCAAAAGCCAATAAGCCAAAGCGAAGTTGAATCGCGGCTCAAACTCAATGGAAAAGCGAATCGGATTGCCGCCTCCAAATTTACCACTGGCCGGAGACACTCCCATGTAATTTTCTTGCAAATGATCTTCTTCCAGAAAATCAACCGCATAACCAAATTCATTGTATTGAAAATCGCGGTAGTGGCGGCAAATAACGGAGCCAGCCTCGACTAGCTCGGCCTCTATCATGCGGCCGGCTTCCATGGCCGACATGTTTTTGCGCACCGTGAAATTTTTCTTTTTGTGGAATTTCTTCCATGCCTCCTCAATGGCGCGGCTCTTAACCTGGTCTTTGGTGAAATTCCCCTCGCCGTCGAACTCACCCAGCATCATTTCCAATTCAAAAAATTTGTGTCCGACTACGTTATTTTGAAAGGTTCGCTTAATGGCTTTGCCGTGCGCAGTATCCTTGCCCAGCGTTCGTGTGCGGCTCCGGACTTTGTGCTTCGATTGGAGCACTTCGGTATTGGGCGAGCCGTAAGTTGAACGCAGATCGGAATTGTAATTGTCCGTGTTGGCCGCATCGTAGGATCGCTTTTGCCGCTCATTCAAAGTCTCAATTTCGCGCATGGCGCGGATAAACTCCGGTCGCATCACCGGCATGGGCGATATAAGCTGCGAGCCATGCTTCACACCTTCAACGGGGGCCGACGCAGAACGGACTAATTCAAATGAAAGTTTCATTTTTGGATTTCCATGCGGAACTCTTGGGGTGACGGAATGGCTCCTGACGGCCTTGGCGGTGCTTCCACCTGCACCCAAAATTCGTTTTTTGTCGAGTCATAGCCCGACCGAATAATTTTTGCGTTCGCCGGCAAGTCAGAACTCAATTTGCGCAGGCTTCCGCCAGCGGCAAATTTGAGCATCGTTTCCGGTGTAATGGTGATGTTTTTCGCCATACGTCAGCCGATGCTGAAAACTGGCACGGTAAAATTGCGCGGATGTTGACCGTTGCGTGCGCGCTCCTGTTGGATTTCGCTGGCACGGACTTCTTTCCAATACCTCAAATCTTCCAGCACTTTGGTCTGATCTTGAATTTTAAACCGGCTGCGCAAATCCTCTGTCTCGGCAAATTTCAATTTGTAGAGTTGCCGGAGCGTGTCCTTTAACAGTGAAATCATTTCCTGCGCTTCGGTCTGGATTTCGCCGGCTGAAGCTCCGGCGGCGAGATCGCCTTGAAGCGAGAGTGTGCCGTAATAGATTTGATGCTTCTCGGCTCCGTTGACTGCCTGACCCGTCAAGACGTAATCGCCCGCATCCAACGCTGCGGCAAAACCGTCTATATCCACAAAATGGGCATCAATCAGGGTTGCGGATGCGATACTGACAAACGCGGTTTTTTCCACACCAAGCAGATCCGTTAGGACATAATGCAACGCCCATCCGCCGCTCGATGGATAAGCTGGCAGATAACGCTGGAATATCAGGCTATCACCGGCGGCAAAAATTTCAGGTTCTCTGGTTGCAATGTCGGCCATTAACCTTTGGCCTTAGTCAAACTAGGAAGCTTCCGATTCTTGCACCGTCTCGGGCGTGCTCACGGCCGCGCTTCCGTCAATCGCATTGCCGAGCATGTTGTCCATAAGCTTGCGCACGAGCAGCATCTTGCGGCAGTCAAGATAATGGTTGTCGGGCCGCTTCTTTTCCCAATACGCCTTGCCGCGCCGTTCGGTGCGGTATTCGGCGTTGATTTGCCGTTCATAAGTCAGGTCGCCCACCTCGCGCGCCTTCGTTTTGTCATCGAGTTGGGATCGGTCAAGCGTGTGGATTTTTGGCTTTCCGTCGCCGCCGGTCATCAATTCATGCAACTGATCACTGATGGCAATGTTACTCCACTGGGTCGTATAAACACGCACCGCCTGGGTGTGGCCATTGACCGAAATAAATTTTTCATGCGAATGCGGCATCGAATAAGGCTTCAACACCGTCCGATTGCTGTTAGGCGTCCCCCATTTGAAATAAGCTGCGTCATCACCCAGCAGGATTTTCCAGCATTGCCGGTATTTTTTTAGCCACGGCTGGAACTTTCTCAATAGCGGATCGGTCACGTCCACCAGTTCGGAATAGTCTGCCGCTTTTTGCAAAATGTCCGGCGTCCATTTCCGCCCGTCAATCACCACCCGCGCATTCGGAATCTGCCAGCGTTTCTGGATGGCAACGACTTCTTCCCATGCCGTGCAAAAGTGGCGAGCCAAATCCCATGAATTGCCGCGCTTATCCACCACTTCCACCAACACCCAGAACGAACCCGGCACATCCTCATCGGCGGCGGCGTCAATTTTCTTCTGCACGTCCACGGACATATTGCGGCTATGTTCGTCGGCAATCAGACTGTTGGGGTCATAACTGCCGATGGTCGGTGAAAGTTCCATGCCGGCCGTCTGGCCCTTTTCGTAGAACACAGACCGCTCCGCACAAAACCAATCTTGCAGCGGAATCTCATTCCCCTGGCTCTTGGCATGTTTTGCAATCAAAAAACTCGCCACCGTTTTTTCAAAACGATTATCCTTGTTTGCCTCGAATGGCAGCACGAAACAAACCTGCTTGGGCGGCATCTTGATTCCGTTAATGACGGTTCTATAATCCTGCGTGTAGGTTTCCGCGATGGCTTCACGCTCCGCCTTGGTGTCGTTGATATGGTGTCCGCAATGCAAGCATTCCCAGTAAGCCATGCGCGCCCTTTGCGCAACGTCACGCTTACCCTCGTCATCGTCGGGTATGATCATGCCCGCGTAAGTCCCCGGCTTTGGCGTGGTTTCTAGCAACGCCGTTTCGCCGCCAATGGTCACGGTTGCAATCTTCAAAGATGGTCGAGGCTTGAAATCATCCGGCCGCTTGAATGACCAATGGCGCCACTCGAAGCTCTGCTCGCCATTGCACGCTGGACAGCGCCAGACCAAAGGCACTTGCAGCACATCTTTTACGGCTCGGTGTAAATCTGTTCCGGCAATTGACGCCTGCGACTCGTTGAGAATTTTACAGGTGTTTTCAAACCGATCTGCGCGCTTAAAAGCTTTGAACAACAAACCGTCTTTCGGGTGCTGCCACGCTTCCGAAATCCATAGGTATTGCCATGAGAGCGATGATGTATGTCCGTCATTCAATCCAGCCACAAGCAGCGAACTGTAAGGCGTCTTGATTCGTGTCCCGGTTGTTCCAAATCTATTTTCCTCCATCGCCACGGCAATCATCCTGGCCAAAACGGGATGCTTTTTGACCGTCTCAATGGCGCGATGCTGGCAATACAAATCCGCCTTGGGATCATCTTCAAACAACACCAGCATTGCCGCACAAAGATGTTCCAGAAGATAAACCGCCCAAATGTCACCGCAAAGCGACTTCATAACTTGTGTCGCGCCTATAACGTGGACAAATCGCACAAAACCGTCCAACAAGGCCAGCAGGGGGCCGTTCAAATGGCGGGCAGACTCAATGCAAAAATGTCCGTCCTGTTCCGCCGGCATGGACCGATATCCATCGCCCACCAACTTGAACCTTTTACAATTGTCGGCAATGGAACCTCGAAAGCTACGGGCGATACCATTCCACAATGAACGCTGCAAATGCAATGCGGCACGTTCATTCGCCAGAAATTGATTATCCGAACTCACTTTGATTTTAAGTTCAATTTTTGACCATCTCGCTTCCAAGATTTTAACGAGCGCCGCGCCGGATGTGCGGTGATGCCGCGTTGCTCAAAAGCCAGATCAAAGGCATCTGCGATGGCTTCCAGTTTTTTAAGCCGGTGCCGGAGTTTTAAATTTTGGCAGCTATTCATTTTTTTCTCCTTCGTTGATAAGGTTCACCAGTTGCTTGACGGTTTTAATTGCGCGCAACTTTTTATCATAGCCCGCTTTCATTTCCTTTTTCCCGCAATTGTTTTCCCATATAAACCAGCAAAGCCATTCTGCGTTAGTGTCACCAGTTAATTGCGCCACGACTTTGACATAATGGTCAAATGTTTGCCAAAAAGGATTCATCGCCGGGCTGTCCACGCGAACACCAAGCAATGAGTTCAATTGGTCGCTGATAGCATCCATTGCCTGATAATCTGTTATGAGCTTTTTAATAAGTGCAATTTTCTCTTTTGTTTTCATACCTTCGACCCCTTCACGCGCTCGACGAATAGTTGTTTGGCAAACAGGCAGATTTGTAATTCAAGTTTTCCAAACCCCTCACTTGCGCCGCGAATCATTGAGCCTGTGGTGTAGGCATCTTTTTCAATACACTTCTTCAAAACATCCATCGCTGCGGCGGGGTCGGTGGTGTAAGACTTAAACGGTATTGGGACAGCTTTGCATCCTTCCGCCTTTGATTCGTCGTCGGCAATCTGTTTATTGCATCGCCAAGCTTCGTTTATGTCTCGCGTGTAGCCTCTGGCCTCTGGGCGATAATAATGACCATATTTCAAGATTGCGTAATCTTGGGTTAAGCCCATGACATTCTCCGCAATCCAAGCATCCAATTCGCGTAGTTCAGTTGTGGTCATATTATATTTTTTCCATGGCTTTCCATATTTCATCGCGCCTGTCCTTAAGCATCGGCAAAAGCTCTCTGGCAATCATACAGCCCGCAATTTTGTTTGCCCCTAACAGTATTCGGTGCTCTGTGTCGGAAAATTGGATAACTATTGATTCCGCCATCCTGACTTGGCTAGTGGACATTGTGTAATGCTTATCATCAAACTGGTCTATTGCATTGCTCAACTCCACTGCGGCGGCTTTCAGTTGCGTGTAGTCCGCAATCCGTTTTTGAAGGATTATTTTTTCTTGTTCTATCATACTCCATTTTCCTTTCTCACCCGCTCGAACTCGGCGAGGGCTTTGCCTAGCCGTTGAACTATTGGACACAGTTCGTTGTCTTTGTGTTGGTCTATTTTAGGATGATGCAAACAGTCACAGAGCTGATTGGTTGCTATTATAGTTCCATCACTATCAATGCAGACGAGTTTGGAAGTAGGTTCCACTAACCCCTCGGCTGCTTTGGTCATGGCGGCGAGTTGGGATTGGAGTTTTAATTCGCGTCCAGCTTCCGGCACATAGTTAGTCATCGCGTCGGCAATCTCTGTCTGCCGGTCTGCCTCTTTGCGGGCTTCCTCCAACTCCTTTTTGAGTTGGTCGCGTTCGACAATGATTCTTGCCTGATGTTGCTGGAACTGTTCAGTCCATTCTTCGGCAATCTGTTTCGCCTTCACCGCCTCACTCAATTCCGTTTCGAGTTGGCGGATTCTGTCGTGAACGTGAATGTTCTCTTTCCCGTCCCAGAAATAAACGCCGGGGTTGGTGAAATGGTTGTCGGCAAAATACCACTTGATACCGTTCTTATCTTCGCCGATTAAACTCATTGGAGACATCGGCATTGGCGTTGGTGTTTTTGGGTTGGTCATAATTGCTTGTTGTTATTTTCGTTCAATGATTCCATCCGCCACCAGATTAGATGCAGAATTAGCATGGTAAATTGAAAGTCGCTATTACGTCCGCCGATTTGAATAATTAGAAACAGCGTTGCCCAAACTAAAGTAAAGCATCCAGCCAAAGACTTCCAGTTAGTGGTTTGTAAATTGGTCATAAATTTATTTTGTTCGGGCAGAATTTAATCTTCTTTCCGCAGCCGCATTTGCATGGTGCATACAGGTCTGGTTTAGTTGGAAATGGCACGCGCATCGTGTTCGCCGGTGGATACTCTTTGGCGTCCATTTTGCGAGCCGTAGTCACGCGAGAATCTTTTTCCCATGACTCCTTAACGAACCAAAGCCCGCACGTTTCGCAAAACGGGTCTTTGTGTTTCGTTGAATTGATAACTGGTTTTAGGCATTGGCATAAATCCATAAATCTCCTTGTTCTGCTTTGATGTTTTTTGACACTCGTTGGGGCGAATTTTCAACAACCTCATTGTCAACAATCGTCCCTCGCAAATCGTCCTCAAGGTTCGGTCCGTGTGGGTCGATCATCCCGCGCCGCAGCTTTTGCGTAAGGTCAGCAATTAAAGTTTCGAGTCGTATTTTCATGGTTGTTCCTGTTGGCTTTCAGATTTTAATTTTTCGGATAGCTCGCCCGCAAACTTCTCGCTGGCAATTTCGACTGCATCCGTGATTTTTTGATGTTCGATGGTTAGAAACTGTTCGAGTATGGACACTTTTTCCGGCTCAATTTTCAGCGCTTGCGCCTTGGCTACAAAAGCCTCGATAATAGTTTTCTCAATTCGCGTCTTCCATTGGTCATGGTATTGGCGGCTAAATCCGGCTGCTAGGCGTTCTGCCATTGAAACAGAAATGTAACCACCCATTTCCTTTACGATGCGCCAACGCTCATGTTCCAGACGTTCACGTTTGGCTATTTCTTCAAGTTCGCCGATCGGCATTTTGGCTGGCGAGCTACCATTGACCTGGCGAGAGTCCGCTCGATATTCGTGCCAAAGGTAAGCGTCAAACCAAGCAATCCAAGCACGCAGACTCCAACGTCTCCGCACGCCTTCTAGCGGCTTTGGCGGCATTGGCTTTCCGTTTAATCGTTTGCCGCCGGCCCATTCTCCAATGGTATGCTTTGTGATTCCAATACGAAGCTTGCTGGATTTATCTGGATTCTGATAATGAAGCATCATCCTCGATGCAATTTCACCGTGCGTATCGCAAATGTCGTTGTCGGATTCCTTTTTTTCTCCGCGCGAGGGAGCGTCTATAAGCCCGAGGTCGGCCAGTTGCTTTTCCTGCCACTGGACCGTCGCACCGCGCTCGTAAAGCGCTAGCTTGATCAAAAGGTTTTTCCGCTTGGCCCCTGGAAAAGCTGCCAGCTTCGCCTCGATCTCGGGCGATACTGCAATTTCCTTTATGTCTGCTTTATCTGACATTTATCCCGTGACCGAGGATGCCATCACCTCGATAGTCTCAACCTGGTGTTTTGCTTTCCGCGATGACCGAAGCCAATCGCCAACATATCCCCTGCCCGGCTTCCATCCGCGTTGTTGCAGCTTGCGTAATTTTGCAAGTTCTGAACCGCTCGCGCGGCTGAATCGTTTGTGTGATTTCATTTTTATTCTCCTTTCTCTGCCAATAATTTTTGAACGATGGCATGACGTTCCGCCATAGGTCTTGTCGCCAGTTCGATCTTCTGCAAAGTTTCCGTCTGGCAAGATGAATAGTAGGATTCAAGCGGAGAACCTTCCGGCTCCATTTTTTTAAGCCATGATTCCACCGTCGCCGCTGTGCTAATGAAACCGTTAAATGGGTTAATGGGTTCGTGGGTTGTTTCGCCACCAAGTCGGCGCGTTTTTTCCATCAGCCCGGTAAGCTCAAACAGTGCGTGCATGACTGGCGTGCAATCGTCCATCTTTTCTGCCCGCGCCGGCATCGTGCGAAATACTTTTTGCGCCGCTTTTATTTTCTCGCGCCGGATGGCATCAACTTTCCAAGTCTCGATGTCCGGATGCCAGTTGCGAAACTCGAATTGCCCAATTTTTTCCGCTTCTTCAAATTTGCGGCCGGCTTCGCGGATTTTGTTGCAGCCGCGGATAAACGCTTTTGCGCCGTCGCCGATTTCTTCCACTCCGCTATCAAAGTCGGAGATTCCCTGGGTCATCAACACTGCGACTGATTCACGTTTGGCGAGATCGGATCGTTCCGTATAACTGCGCTCGTCGCTCTTGATAAAAGCCACAGCCGATTTGGTCGCTGATTTTTTTTTGCTCATAATTTGTTTTTGGATTTGATTTGGTCAAGGCGTGCTTGCGCCATGTTCTTTCGTGCCTGCTCGGTTCTTTGTGAAAGCATTGGGGCAAGCTTTAACTGTTCAAGAAAATGGGCGGCGCATTTGGAGACGGTTTGTTTGCCGCTCTGGTTGCGGGCCAGGTTCATCTTGCGCGCAATGTCGGCAAATGACTTTACCCCAGCTTCATCAGAATACCCCAAAACAAACATAGCCGTGACTATAGACATGCGAATGAATTTACGGCCGCGCTGCTGGCTGGTATAAACGTCCAGCATTGAAAAAATTTTGCCCAGCCAAAGCACCCATTGCTTGTCTCGCTCGCGCATTGCCTCGCCCAATGCCTGAGACAACGATCCGCGCATCATCTGATCACCGGAGTTCATTGTCTCGTCAAAATACTGGAACAACTCTTCGACCTTCTCGCGTGAAACATTGAAACGCGCGGATGCCACGTCGATTGGGTCTTCGCCGATTTCACCGTCCACCATTGCGCGGCCATTGCGCTTAGGGGCGGGAATTTCGTGAGGATTTACGCGAGTATCAATTTGATTGGAGGTTTTCATTTATATTTCGACTGGTTTTAATTCCACCTTCCAAGCTTTAATCACAAATACCACCCGTTGATTGATTTTTTTTAGTTTCAATCGGTATTTGCCTTTTCGAATGCGCGAATGAATTGAATTAGCCGCCAATCCTTGTCGCATTCCTTCCTCAATACAAAATTCTTTTAAGGTTTTCATTTAAACTCTTTCCAGATTTGTTCAGCGTATTGCGCCGGAGTTGTTTTGATTCTCTGTTCTTTGATTGCTGATTCTACTTCAGAAATGGTTCGAACACATTTGCCATGATTTTCCTTCAACCGATTTACCCACTTCCCGGCATCATTCACCCATTGATCCGCCAGCGCTGCTTCAAATCTGGCCGCTGTTTCCCGTTCAATCATCGCCAAAGCTTTTTTGCCCTTTGTTGTAAGCTTAGACTTAGTTGTAGTTGTAATTGTAAGGGATTTGCGTGACGCGGCGCTTACGTCTTCCCTCACGCTTGGCGTCACGTCAACCGATTCGGCAGGCGTCACGGCAGGCGTCACGGCAGGCGTCACGGTGAACGTCACGCATCCCGTCACGCTATCTGGTTCTGAAAGAAACAGCTTTGCTCTTTTGTTGGCATCTGCTGTGCGGTTATACTGCAAGGCGTATTCGCGTTTCGACTCATTTAGCGTTTTTACGGTGCCTTCGTGAAGAAAATAGGCACCTTTAATTTTCCAACCCTTCGACATCAATTCTATTTTCACCTTGGGCCACGCCTTGGAAGTGCAACTTGAAAGCTCTCTCAGGGTAAAATCATCATTGAGCGGCGGACCATCATTTAAAATAGTCATGTCGAACAACTGACGGTGAGCCAGCTTTCCAGAGTTGGTCATCCCAAAAGTGTCAATCATCATCAGATTGGGCTTGTATTTGACAAAATGCAGATCGTTCATTTTTGTAAAAGTTTGGGTTAAAAGCTTCGATTTTACCCAGCGGTTGTAACGGCTAATTCTTCCGGCTCACCTGTTTCATTCACGTTGAAAATTCCCAGCATTCCGCGCATTGGAATGAACGGCAGTGGATAGGCATTTTCCAGAACAAAACCAAAAGGCCCCACAAAAAACGGCGATGGATGCTTGATCACGCAACCAGTAATCCTTGCAACGCCCACAATGCCGCCCTTGGCAAGTTTATTGAGTGCAGGGATGTTGGAAGCCAGTGCCGGGTTAAACAGCCGAACAAAGGCAACGGCGTCGGCATATTCCAATTGTGTGCAACCCTTGGCTGCGTGAATCTGGATGTCCCCTCGATGCTTGGTTGGCCATGTCCGATTCTCGATCGTCTTATGACCGGCAATGATTAACCATGCCCACGGCTGGCGAATTGATATAGCTTTCATGCGTGTAAGGCTTGCAATCGGTTGCGCTCGCCTGGCTGCCATGCCGATAGGTCAGAAGAGTTGGCCGCGACTAATGCAGCGGCGACAGGTGGTGATACCGAGTTGCCACACATCCTTACTTGCTCGGTTTTGGTTAGTTCGACGACTTTGATTTCCCCGGTCTTGGGGTGAATCAGCCACGCACGGTCAATGACGTAATCGTCTCCAAACCCCTGGGCGCGGAACAGTTCGCGGGAAGTAAGCATCCGCATTCCCAGATCCAAAATGACGAAACCGCTAACCGTGGCAAACTCGCCTTCAAACACCACGCCATGTTCGCGCAGAAACTTCGCCACGCGCCGCGCGCCGGCCAAATGCCACGGGGTAAGCGGGTAGGTGGTTCCGTCGGTCTGGACAAATCCAAAACGCTCTTTGGTGGTCACTGTCCGCAAAGGCTCGTCAACGGCCTGCCCGTCCTTGTCGTTTCCGTAGTATGCAACCAATGCGCCGGACACCACGCCGAATTTTTCCTTGGTGGTCGCGGTTCTGAATGGCTCATTGACGGATTGACCAATGTCGGATTCATTTCCGTAGAACCCAACCACAGATGCCGTGACAACCTGCTGTTGTGATCCCTTGGCGCTGATCGTGCTGGCCGGCGAGTCGGCGGCGTGGCCGGGGTTCGTGTTAAATCCGCCATTATGTTGGGCGAGGTAGGCGGAAATCAAAGATGTCTTACCACCACCAGCGGGCATGATGGTAGGTGCTGGATCTGAAACCGATTGGCCTACGCTCTGGCCAAACTCACGACAAATGGAGGCAGCCACAATTCCGTGGTGTTTGCCGCCGGCGCTGATGGCATGTAACGGATCAGATATGTCGGGCGCATTTCCGTGCGTTTCAAAGTTTCCACGAAGTTTCACCAGATTAGCCGCTGCCAGCGAAAAATGACCACCTTTTACAGATGCGCAAATCGTCCGCAGTGGTTCGTTTGCCGGCATCGTGCGCTGATTGGATGAATTTGCCTGTTCTTCAATAAACGGTGCCAGCGAGGCATCAACAAAGGCTTTCTCTCCGCGATTGGCCCCTGTGATAGTGGTGGCGGGTTCATCCACAGACTCAACACGGTTGTCACCTCCTTGATGCGTCAGGCTGACAATGAATGGACGCGCTGCTTTCAAGACATATCTGTCAACACCCTTTGCAATGCGCCGGAGCGTGGCAGGCGCCAATGGTCGTTTGCATCGGACCTTCTTTGCATCCTGCCTGGATAGGAAAATTGAATTGCAAGGAGTAGACCAATCAATGCACTCGGCCACCGTGCGCCACGGCTTGAGCTTGAGTTTCCGCGCTGCTTCTGGCGCAGCGTGCGTCGGCGCCGGCCAAACGATCGGCAGTCCATCACACCGCCAGATGCCAAATAGTCGTTTGCGAATGGTCGGTGCCCCATAATCGCAGGCGTGCAATTCTTTGGCCTCGCCATAATATCCAAAGCCTTGGATCAACTGTTCGCGGGTGATGTTATTCGACGGACAGGATTCATCTTTCAAGACTTCAACCATTTGGTCTAAATCAGGATGATTAGGCTCGATGCCTGCCCCAAGCGCATCATTAAAAGCCCGCCAGGTGCGGCCGCGATGTTCCGGCACTGGTTTTCCGTGGTGGCAATCCTTTTTGCATTTCCGTCCACCGGAGCAGCCATTGCTATGCGTCTCAAACAATGGTCCCCAAGTCTGGATTTCCTCGACGTTTTCCATGTAAATTACCCGCGTTCTGATTGCCGCCCAACGAAAAATAACGAACGCCAGCCCGCGAATTTTTTTGCTCAACGGCTTGCCGCCTTTGGCCTTCGAAAAGTGTTTGCAGTCCGGAGAAAACCAACCCATACCGACACGTCGGCCTTCGGTCAACAGTCCGGGATTAATTGCAAAGATGTCCTCGCAATGGTGAATGGTCTGCGGATGATTATTGCGGTGCATTCCGAGCGCCTTGTCATCGTGATTCATCGCGTGGTCAACATGCCGGCCTAACGCCTGCTCGATGCCGGTAAAAGCCCCTCCTCCGCCGGCAAATCCGTCCACGACCAGTTCACTGTTGATGTCTAAAATTAATTGTTGGCGTATCATTTCTTTTCCTCGGTTTCCTGTTGCTGATTCATGGAATCAAATCGGGATCGCCTTCCGGAGCGGCCTCGTCTGCCGGTGGCTGGTTAGCAAAGCACGGTTCAAACATCACCTGCGATCCCATCCACGGCTCGGCGCTTACCGTCGTCCAGCCGCCGGAACTTTCGTCGGAATCGTCGTAGGTGGGCCATTTCTTGTTAGCCAGACACCAGGCATAGTTCGCAAGCATCCGCCGGTATTGCACCCGGCCCAACGTAATGAGATTGCTTTCCTCCGGCTGCTCGCCAGGTTCCACATCGCGCATCATGCGCCGGCCAATCTCGAAGGGTGAGAAATTCTCTTGAACCACAAAACACCAAGCCAGCCGTTGTTCTTTGGTCGCGCCATTGAAGATGTCCAAATCAAATGCCGCCTGAATATGATAGCCAAAATTAAAAACATCGCGTTGAAATTTGATGATGGCTGCCGACCGGCTAGACTTCAAATCGCCAAGGCATTGTGCAAACTCCGTGTCTTGGCGAGGAGCGAGATCCAGCAGGCAACGAACTGGGATAATCAGGCCGGTGGCTTCATCGTGCCATTCGCCTTCAACCAAAACCTGCTTGTCGCTCGCGGCGATGAAAGAAGCTAGGATTTCGTCCTCGGTGATGCGCTTCGCCGCCGTCCAACCTTCCGTCAGCTTGTCCTGGGGGACAATTTCCAGCCCAGACTTGATTTGCGCCTCCGTCCATTCGGAACAGGTCTTGGAATTGTTGTTCCACGGCTTGCTCAAGGTCACTTCCTCGCGCGCACATTTGCATTTGGAGCATGACTTTGAATCAGAAACACTGCCGCAGCCGGGACATTTCATCCCCTTGGCCTCGTAGGTTTCCGGCTGCAAAATGTAGCGCGCGTCAAAATGCTCTGGCGTCAATACCAGCGTGTCCAGCAGGTTTCCAAAATCCTTGGAAGCTGATTCCGGCCCCTCAAAACCGCGAATGTATCTCGATGGACAATGGGCGAAGTTTTTCAGTTCGGACGGCGACATTGGATTGCGGATATCCCCGCGCTCGAATGGCCGGTTGTGATAGACGGCGGGCGCGATGTTTTTGCCCATCACTTTGCAATTCTTGAAGCTCATTGGATTTCCTTCAATTTGGCTTCGGTGGCGGCGATGGCTTTTTCAAACCGAGCAACGCTTAAATCCGGTGCAGCCTCGGGGATGGCTCCATCAAGCACCTCGTTTTGCCAACACCATTGGTTATGCCCATTCCAATTGGTGCGAACCCATGCAGGATCTTGACTGACCACAGGCTTTAATAGGTTCCAAAGCTTCGTGGCCAGTTCCTTCACGCTCAAATCCCTAGATGCAAGCGTTGATGGACCTGCTGGGCGCGGCTTATGGCCTTGATTGCCATCGTCATCCTCTCCCACGATAGTCAGGTTGAAGATCATCGCCGTGAGATAGCGCCGGCCATAGCTGAACGTCGAACCCTCTCCATGAATCTTGGTCTTGCTCGCGCTGCCCTTCATGCCCATGTCGTCAGGTGACAGGTCAACGTGGTAATCTTCCGAATGGCCACCCATGCTAACCTTGCAGGTGACACGGATCTTTGCCGGATTGGTCGAGTCGCCCTCACTGAATTTGAGCGAGAACTTGTATTTCTCTATGACCGGCATGATGGCCTTGGCCATCGCTTCTAGCTTGGCATATTTGGAATTGGTCGAAGGGTTGGTTGACCGCTTGATTATCATTGGCATTTCCGCCTGTGCCGCCGCCATCGCTTCGTTGAACTGTAATTCAGCCTGTCGCGCACACATTTTCTGGTGCATGTCCAAAAGACGCTCCAACTTATTAACGTCAATCTCCGGGTCTTTTGCTGCGGACATAATGGCCGTCATCAAAGATGGAGTTTGGTCTTTATCTATGGTTGCCAATTCATTCATGCGGTTGCCTTTTTTGTTTGGGATTGTTGGTTGCTTTTACGGCTGTTTTGAACCTGCTGTGATTGGGTTGCCCAGCGGCAATTAGATGGTTCGTAATTGCCGTTATTATCAATTCGGTCTAGGGATTTCCCCGCTGGACGCGGCCCCATATCTGCAAAGAAATTCTCGAATGATTCTAGCCAGCGCGGACAAACCTTGATTCCACGCGCGCCGTAATACTTAAAGCTCGTGCTGTTTGGATTTAGGCAGCGAGCCTTCATCATTGACCAAATTTTATGCTCCGTGGTTTTAGTCATACCATGAACTGATCGGCGAATATTGCTCAATCCAGTTCCGCAACCACACGACCTAGAAAGCCCATGAACCACATTGTAAGAATCAACGAGCTTTGTTTTCCCGCATTCACAAAGACAAAGAAGAACGGCTTTTCCATTCCGTTTTAATCCGGATTCTTGGACGGTAAGCCTTCCAAATTTTTGGCCGACAATAGTATTCATTGTAAGCCTCCTTTCCCCGTCTCAAGTTTGAGGTGTTTCCGGCGGTAGCGGGCGGCAATACGCCCGCGAACGTGCTTGTGCTGGCAAATGTCTTCGTTGCGCGAGTAATCCACCACCGTTGACATCCAGTTTTCAAACTGCTCCGGGTTCGTCAGGGCAAACCACATGGCGTAGCGCGCCACGCTGGCGGTAGAACAATCTTTGTTAAAGCAACGCGCTTTCCATTGTTCCAAAGCGGTGAGTTCCGCCATGCAAAGACCGACTACCACTTCCGACACTTCTTTTTCAATCAAGACTTCGTGAGAGTCCATTTGATTTTTCTTTCCTTGCCCATTGACGTGGGCAAAAAGAATGCCGTGACACGAAGGCGTCAACCTTATCACCAAGCGGGAACGACCCGCCGTGGCTATCGCATCACGGCAAACGGTTCTGTGGATTAGGTCGCGCGTCACGTTGTTGCGCACAGAATTGACCGTCCGGTGTTGACGCACCGAACGCTGCCGAGTTGACAGAAAATATAGCATTGAGTCAATAAAATTTCTTGAATTACTCGCTGACCTTTCCGTTTTCGACGACAAACACGCCGATGTTTTCCGGCACCTTGGCGGGGCGTTCGCCGACAATGGTGGCGAGAATTGATTTCTTTTCCGCTTTGGCCTTGTCCACAAATTCAAAGATGGATTTGCCCAGCGATTCCGCCCGGTCAATGAGCGAAAGGTCAAAACCTGCGGGATATAACCCAGATAATTCGCAGGATAATTTCATAACTTGCGAATCCGAAATCATGCCGGCGGTCGTGCCGTCATAGATGAAGTTTCCGGCCTCGTCAAATTCCAGCCCCTTGATGCCGCAGGTTTCCCCGATGGATTTCAGCTTGGACTGTTTCTCGGCCTTAATTTCCCGCTGACGCTTTTCCAACGCGGCTAGTTTCTTTTCGTCATCGGCCTTGGCCTGCGCGCGCGCGAGGTTCTTTTGATACTGCTCGGCGCGGACATTGGTGGCCCCGGCCTCTTGGATTTGTTTTTCAAGCGCCGCTGTGTCTGGGGCAATCGCCAGCAGTTGCTTTTGGATTGGCGTTCGGTCTGGCGCGGCGGCCTTGGCCAGCAACGGCTTCTTGGCCTCAATGACAATCCCATCCAGTTGCGTCTGCAATTCGATGATCTTGCGTTTGTGCTCCTCAATCGCGCCAGCGATGTCCAGCTTGCGATTGGTCAGCCGGTCAACATCCGCATTGCGTGCGCGGATTTTTTCGTTTTCATCCTCGACCTTTTCGCAGGCCGCTTCCCACCCGTCTTGTAAGTTTTGCAATTCGGTTTCAAGCCCGATTTTCTTCGTGGAGTAAACTTCGCGGATTTCCGCCAGCCTGGTCTGCGCTACGCCGATGTCCACCGGATCAACCTTAGTCAGATCAATTTCACCGTAGCCGGCAATCTTCGCACGCAACGCCGTCGCGTCCCGCTGGCTATTAAATAGTTCGGAATCCAAGGCCGTCGTGTCCACGGCAAACAGTTCCGTGAAGTATTGCTTCCGTTCCAATTCGGTCTTGTTCCGCAGAAAGTCCTGGTCTAGCAGGAAGGGATTTAGCAGGCGTTTGATTTCCGCCACCGGCGACGGCACCGGCTTGCCGTTCTTGACAAACACCACGGAGCGGGCCTTCGTGCTGGAATCTTTCGCCTTGTAAAACGAGCGGCCAATCATGCCGCCGTCAAAATGCAGTTCAATTTCCGCCTCCTTTTCGCCGTGCGAAATGATGTCACCGGGAAATTCCCCGCCGCACACCCAGCGCACGCAATTTAGGATGGTGGTTTTACCCTGTTTGATTTCGCCGTAGAACAAGATCAACGGCTTGTTGATTTCGATGGTGGTTTCACCGACCAGCTTGCCGATGTTTTTGATAATTAGTTTGGTTGGTTTCATAATTGGTTTTGGTTCACTGTAAAACTCGTTGCTTGGTTGCTTTTGTTGCATAGCGACCACGCACAGACCGGCCTTGTGCGGCGCGCTTATTTGCCTTACGAATCAATGTGCATTCACGGCAAACCCGCCAGCCGCCGTTAGCACATTCCGGCCCGTTGTTGATCATGCGCCAACCATCTTTTTGCAAAGCCTCGACTTCAATTGCGCCAAGTGTTTTGTGGTGCATGCTCATAAATTTAATTCAGCCGCATCGCGCAGGGTAATTTCGCATCCGGTGGTGCCAACGGCGTAACTCTTCGACACCTTCAACAAAACCACCTGGTCGTCGTCGCCCCAAACTCCGAGCGTGGACATGCGATCCATGACGCACTTTGCGAGGTTGTCAGCGTCCGGCTTTGACGCATACCATTCGGGCGCGGTGGCCTTCAAAACCCCCTTGGAATTGAAATGTGACTTGGGGCGGGGCATAGAAAAGCAAAGCGTCAGGCAAACCGGCACGCTGATCTTAGGCATGGCTGGCGCTTCGGCGCACCATGCTTCAGCAATCGCCCGGCCCCACGTCTGCGCGGGGTGCTCCTTGCGTTTGCCAGTCTTGGCGCTCTTGATGGTTAGCGGCGTGTAGCAGCGCACAAAGCCGCCCATCGAGGACGCTTTAATGCGCGGCTGTCCGGCGGGCAGGCCGGGGACGAAGATTGTGAAGGTGGGGAACATTTTAAAGGGCGCGGCAGGCGGGATTAAACCCGCATTTCCAAAGTCCAATCCGGCTCGAAACCGGAACTCGGGAGAATTGCTTATTCGACTGCCGCATAAGAACTATTCTTCGCGTTCGGCGTGTTCTGCTTTCACAAGTTCGACGGCGTTCTTGAATCCCTTCGCTTCTTCGCGGCCAAGGTTTTCGTCCAGCCATTCGCCGAAGCGTTTGCACGCGCGCTTCACCTGGTCGGCGCGCTTCTTGGAGCACGCCTGTTCGCTGTCGAGGCGTTCGTTAATGATACGCGTGCCGATTTTGATGCGGAGCGCCGAGAACCATTTGCCACCGAGACGGCCCACCGTCAGCACGCCACTGTCTTCACCGGCAGGCTGGAACAGTTCAATGTCTTGGCGGGCATCGAACTTGGATTCAGCTTCGAGCAGCTCTGTCTGCCGATCGGCATCCGTCAGCGGTTCGGTGATGACCGGGATTGCATCATTGGGTAACTCGCCTTTGACCAAGGCAGATTCCAGATAGAAATATTTTTTGGATTCCTTCAAATCGAGGATGACCACGCAACGCTCATTACGGAACTCGAATCCGTTGGTGATGTCGGTCGAAATTTTGTCAATGCGGGCTTCGGCCTCGGTCGTCTTGGACTTGTAAGAAGCCTTCACCTGGTCAAACTCGGCTTCGATGCCGCGCAGACCGGAAATGCAGCGCGCCAGATCGCCGCCAAGTTGACGATGTTCTTCGGTGGTGAAATCGTGTTTTACAGATTTCGTTTCGATTTTTGGTTTAATTGGAGTTGTCATTTATTTGTGTGTTTTTGGTTTGTTGTTTCTTTCAGGAAATCAGCCCGCGCATTTTCAATAGCGCCGCCATTAGCGGCGTCCGTGTTCCTCCGTTGTTTCCCCATTTTCCAAGGCACCGACACTTGGGATTAGCGCGCAACTGTCGCAAATCCTTTGTAATGCCCGGCATGGCATTAGCCGGCAGTTCGCCATTCTGGGGCGCTAAATTTTTCATAAAAGCTCACCTTGCTCTTTCCGTTTTGTGGACCATACCGTGGCATTCATGCCGCTGGCGTTTTTGCGGCGTGTAAAAACCCTTTGGCCATCTACAAAATGGGTTGCCTTGAAAATAAGCTTCTGCGTGTGAAGTTCACTGACTCTTGGGCGGATGGATAAGACCGACTTGCCAATCAATTCCGCCAATTCGTCTGCGGTCAGATCCCGACTATGCAGGAGCAACAAGCATTGGCCGCGCAACTTGGCCGCATCTTCGCGCACAGCAAAAGCAGCTTCGGCGCTGGTTCCAGCCGTCTTAAATCCGGGAGCCGCAGGATAGTTTGAAATCACAGGCATAAAATATTTAGGTGTTTTCGTCATTTATCAGCACACCACCACGAAAGTTTGATGGACGGCAGCGCGGGCAATCGTCCGCGCCACAAAAGCCATCACTGCACCGGCTATATTTTGGTTTTGATACGCGGTGCTCTTGGCGTTCGTCGTAGCTGTAAAATTTGCGTTCATCACGATCAAAGTCTTCATCGACGTTGTTGCTTCCAAATCCTGTGATTCTTAGTGGCATTATTTTTTAATGGTTAATTCCAGAAATGTTCGCGGATGAATCAAAATCTGTTTGCGGGACCGCTTTATTACACCCTTGGTTTTAGGAAAAGCCGACCGCACAGTTGATTCGTTGATCTGCTGCCAAATAGCGAACTGCCCTGGCGTGAGCAGCGAATCCAACGTAAAGTTTTTCGGCAGGCATCCCGGTATTTGCGAAACGGTTTTCATTTGAACGCTGTAAGCCGCCCGATCCAGTAGCCGATATAGCCGCCACCCAGCGTCATCGCGCACATGGCCATAGTAAACAGCCGTTGCCGCCAGATCGCCGAGCGCTCGGCTGCGTTCAACGCCTCCATTGGGTTTTCATTGTCGGTAACAAATTCAGGGATTTGCTTCATAGCGAGTCAGGGTTTCGGGTTTAGAGTCATGGTCAAAGCCAGCACCACATGTTTGGAATCTTTGGGGTTGCTTTTGATTCCAAGCGATTCGGAATGCCCCCATACATCGCCAAGCGCATTGCAGAAACCAGCACTC